GTGAAATCGTAATCCCCAGCCGCGCCCTCGGTTGGTGCCGTGCCCGTAAACGGTACAGCAATCGAGCCGCGAATCACAGCCGCGCCACGCACGCCTGGTTTGAAAACAACCTTGCCGTCTGGCGACTGCGGGAACATCGGGTCGAGCAATACGTTGGTAGCCAACGCAATGCCCGCAACCTTCTGCGTGCCCGAAAGAGCCGCTTTCGCGCGGGTGTAGACCTGGGGCGCACTCGAAGTGAGCAACAGGTCGCCTGGCAAAATGCCGTCGGTCTCGGAATTCGCTACCGCGTAAGCGCGGCGCAGAGTGTCGTTGACCTGGGTCTCGTAGCCGACTTGCAGTTTCTTATATCCATCTGCTCCGTAAATCATACTCATGGTTTTCTTTCCTCCTCTCCTTACTTATTCGCGACTTTGTCGTAGCGGCTCTGGAAAGCAACCTGAGTTGCGGTCGCGGTGTCCATGACCTTCTTTTCGCCGACACGAGTAAAGCCAGAGTAAGCGTCCTTCACATCCTTGGATGCTTTTTCGCCGTCTTTGTCTTCGCCCTCGTCGTCCTTGTCCACATCCTCGTCGTCCGAGTCCTGAGCGTTGACAGGCTTTGACTTGTCGATTTCCATTTTCAATGGTTCGACCTCCATACCCGTCGCGGGCTCGTTGCCGTCCTTGATTTTGGGCTTCCCAGCAGAGCCGCCCGTGCCGAACGCTGCGTCGAACTTCGCCGACAGGTCTTTGATAGCGTCCCAGCAACCCTCGAGCGTAGGTCCGCCCTCGTCTTTCTTGGACTTCGCATCCTCGGTCTTCACCGCCGCAATACCAGACTCGGAAATGTCGGGGTTATCCGTCAGTTCCTCGACTTCGTACACGTCATCGGCGTCGAACAAGCTGCGATATACTTTTTTAGGCATTATCACGTCCTCCTTTAATGAATCGTTTTTGTCCTTAATTAAAAAGACAGCGAGCCGAGAAAAATATTCCCGACTCGTTTTATTTCCATTAACTCAGCGCAAAGTCGCACTTCCGATTCGATGTAACTGAATTGTGTTTGCCAGCCCCAAGAGCCGCCATAAATACCTGGAATCTTCTCTTTTCCGTCATGCGAGGGGTAAGGTGCTACCTCTTTCGTAGCACCTCCCTGCAAAATCAAAATACCAGCCTCACCAGACAACGCATCACTCAATGCATTGCCAGAAACAGACTTCGAATCAACTCCTCTCCTGGTTTTCATAAATCCTCCTAAAAGACAACGACAATCGCGCTGGTGTTCACGTTGGAATGGACTGTGATGAGTCCAGTCGTAATGTTGACCGTCGGACTATCATACGTCTCCTCGTACACGCTGCCAGAACTTATGCTGTAAATCTTGACTTTTGGCAAATACCGAGTTACCCCGCCGACAGTTACAAGCCCTTTTCCGTGTTCGGAATAAGCAATCGTCTGCGAGTAGTTTGAGTAGTTTGAGTAGTTTTCAGTACTGCCTCTCCACACCTTGGTCGGATAACCAGAGATGGGTGGAGTGGACGAAGTAGCCGCCAGACCAACCACATACGGTGCACCAGCGTTTGCAATTACCGCGTCTACCTGCGCTTTCCAATCTGGGTCAATCGCGGGGTACAGATAACTCCAAGACAAACCATTATAATATCTGATGGTAAATCCAGTGCCGCTTGCAGATGCTAACTGATACCAAAGGTTTCCAGATACCGCAGATGGAGTAGCAGTTGACACAGAAATCACATTCTGCTTAGACTGCGCAAGCGTGTACGCACCGCCAGAAGTAAAGAGCGAGGTGCTCCCACTCGTAGCCGCGTCAGTAATGGCTCGGAACGATACCGCCGAATTGCCATTTCCGATGATTGCATATCCAGCAGTAAGAGTCGTTGCTCCCGTACCACCGCTCGTGACAGGCAACTTGCCCTGCACACCTGGTGTGATGTTCGCAGTTCCGTCAAATCTTGCAACCGCTGTCGAGTTCAGCGCGACACGAACCGTGCGCGCAGACTCCAACTTGGTAGCCGCAACTGCCGTTTGAGTTGCTCCCAGCGCACCAACCTCCGTATACGTGTAAGTCGGCTTTGTAGCCGCTTTTGCCCACGCGTACACGTCACTTGCTGGACGTGCGTTAGTAAGCCTCGTATCCTTGTCACCGATGACCATCGTGCTGGTTGCACTCTGGCTCGAGGTGTCAAAATTCTTATTGAACGCAGTGTTCTTTGAGAACTTCGGCTCGTGCGCCGCCGCATTTGCATCGATTACTTCCTTGATGGTTTTGGAAGTATCAGTGCCACCCGTGTTGGTAAATTCATACGCAATGCTATCCGCAGTGATGGTGTTCATCACAGACTTTCCACTCGACAGTGTTCTCATCATCAGCGAAACCTGACCAGCAGAGTTAAGACCGATGGTGGTGTTGTCAAGCTGCATTGTCGTGTTCGGGCGAACGTCGAGCGCGGGCGGGTTCACCCCGTCCATCTTTACGATGATACGTCCTGGAACTACTGGGTCGTTGCCCAGCAGATTATCGGTCTCCATCCACGCGCCGTTGGACGGAGCGGGTGTTACGTTCGAAAACGTCCACGTAGAGCCGTTGTAATTACCCTTGAGCAAACCTCCCAGATTATCAAGAGAACCTACATACACGATTGCAGTATCACCCGCTTTCGCACCAACCGCAGACTCAACCTGTGCTTGCGTACCAAAGTACGTAAACGTGCCCTGATAAGACGAACCCGAAATGATCGAACTAATAGCATTGTCAACATAATCCTTAACGGTCTCGTTGGACGAAAACGCGCCGAGAACAATGCCAGAGTCCTTAATATTTCCGTCAGTAGTAAAGGTGGCTACCCTGTTTTGGACTGCCGTCGGAACCGTGTTTATCTTGGTGCTCGGAATGAACCGAGCCTCCGTCGTGATATTTCCTTCCGCATCCGTAATCAAGTTCATATTCGGCAGGTTGCCGCCGACCGACTGTTTGTTGGTTGCGTACGCGTCATACTGAGCAACCTTTGCCGCAGTAATTCCGCTGTTCGTCGCAGTAAGCTGCACAGACGTCAGTGCATTCTGCTTCGCCGTCCACGAATTTTGCAACGCCGTGGTAACGTGCAGACTCGTATTATTTGCATGGTTCTCCAACTGCATTGCAGTAACCAGATTGGACAGCAGAGTGCCGCCATCCACCACGCGACCAGCCGCATCGAACACGCCGACATGACCGACCGTTGCAGAAGTCTGCTTCTCCATTAAATTGGTAAATGGTGCCTCGGACTGAACCAAGTCGAGCGACAAAATGCCGTCCGCATAGTTCAAACGAACACCCGAACCACCAGTGATATATTTGATAGCGTTTTCGGAAATCGCGCCAGAATTGACATCCACCTCTGCGATGGAAACGTTAATCTGCTTACTAGATTCTCGTTCAAGCTCAATAGAGCCTATGACCCTGCCGCCGAGCGCGGATGCGAACGTGTTCTTCGCTTGCATATACAAGTTGCCGTTCGTATCCTTTGCGGCGGTTACATTCCCCTCGGTCTGATTGTATTTCAACAGAAAAGCATCAACATAGAACGACTCTGGAAAATCATGGTATTGTCCATCGCCGCCAAGATACTGAATCGGCGAACCAGTGGTAGTCAGCGAATTCAGCAACGCCATATTTGCATGTGAGTGCTGGAGCTCAACCGCAGACTTGATAGCCTTTAACGGAATCATGCTCTCAACAAAATTATTCTTCGAACCTTCCATAAGTGCGCTCCTTAAATAAAATAACCGTTAGAACACCGAATTGCTTAACGCCGACTTGTCAATGCGTAACGGCAGGTCAGCAATCAACACCCTAACAAAATTGTCGTCTTCGCCGTAAAGAGCGACACCGACATGATACGTCTTGCCCGCGCGGAGCTGAACCACTTCCTCAGTAGAGAGCTCCACTACGAACACGTTCGGCGAGATGAACTTATACGTCTTTTCAATGACTGGCGTATCATCACGCAAGTCATCCTTGATTAAGAATCGGACGTACATCGTGGTTGGAATGTCAAAATACTGCTCACCCGTGTCTTTCTTGTGAAAAGTCACTTTGAACGGCGTATTGACAGCATCCCCGTACCGCCAGACCCAAATCTTATTATCAGCCCTCTGGCTCGATGGCTCTGTTAAAATCTCACTCATTCTTTCAGCTCCTGATTAGTAAAGAGGTTTCCGTCGTTTTCGTTCATCAACCCATTTCCAGAATAGATGGACTCGAGCAAAACGCTCTCATCGCTCGGAATGTACCGCGCCGACTTGCACGACACCCGAATCTTTCCGTCGATTGCCTCGGTCAACGTCATATTGACAGAAGTGGCATTATACGACTTTGACGTAGGAATCACCTCGGTAAACGAGCCGTCCCCATTGTCACGCCACACCTCGAACGTAGCGTCTTCCAAAGCGTTAACATACGCCGTAGTATCTTTCGACACTGACACCCCATCTGCGACCGCAAGCGGCAATACGAACGTCGTCGGTACCTTGATATTTGCGCGGGCAATCATCTTCTCGTTTGCGGAAAGGCACTGCTCCGTCGCTCGGATAACGTCGTGAGGAATCCAACCGAGAGAAAACCGCAACGTGCCATCCTCAGCAAAGAAGTCATAAATCCATCCATCACTCTCATCAAACCGCAGAGCCGCCGACGTCACCGCCTTGTCATAGAGCAGTTTCATTCTGTCAAATTCGACTGGCTTTATGATTTTGAGGTAGTCTGGCTTGTTTGCGGGCGAAAGGTTCATGCGAATAGGCAACGTCGATTTGACGAACTGCCCATCACGAGTAAAGACGAACTGAACGTTGACGTACTCCTCTTTGGTCACCCATTCGTTAATCATCCCGTCAATAATAGTGTACGGAACATTCACCGACTTTGGAACAGGCACAGACACTAAGAGCTGGTTCTTTGGAGTATAGAACTGCATCTCACAGTTGTAAGGTCTCAAAAAGATATCCCACACAATCACCAGCTGCGCTGGATTCCTGTCATATTGCGTGCCCAGAAAATCGTCGCTCGGAAAGCACTTGAAAAATTCCAAGTCGCTCACGCCGAACGAAAATACAATCCTCTTTTTATCAGTAGGGGCGGGCGGCAAATCGAATGGCAAATTGAAATTGTTCATAACTTATCTCCTACATCTAAAATAACGATGTGAAAGAAAAGAGTCCGACCAATCTCGAACTCTTCCCTATGTTTCGATGTAATTATTCTTTTGGCGGCATGCGAGTGAACTTGGTAGGATTACTCGTCTTCGCAGTGCTGCTCATAACCACACCCCCGTCCGTCACGTTATTCAACTTGCGCGGTTCGGGCGGTCTCGTCTCTTCCTTTCTCTTATCTTTGCGCTGCTTCGGCTTTCTCTTCTTCAAACCCTTTCGAGTCAGCGAAACCGCCGCCGTCACAATAACACCGAGCGCAGACAGCCCGACCGCCGCATACTTCCACAAAACCACCGTGCCGAGCCAATCTTTTGGTGCGTTCCAGAACCCAGTAAGAAATGTCTTCTCAAGCTCCCACACACCAGCGAATGTCGCGGCTTGTGACAGAGTAATGGCTGCAAAACAGACTATTACCCACAGAAAAATCTTTAATACTCTCTTCATGCCTTAGTCTCCTCCGAGGTCTCTTTGATTGCTTTGCTGTCTTTCCAGCTGTCTTTTAATTTCTCGAAAAGCCCTTCCGCCACTTCTTGCAGTTTGCCGTTCTCAATGAACCCAGCCAACTTCTGCTTGATATTCAGAATAAGCTCTTCTTTGTTCTCGGAAAAGAAAATGTCCTTGCCCGCCTCGATGAGCGGCAGATATTCCTCTTCTATTTTGGTTGCCACGTCGTCCAAGATTTTCGTATCAATGCCGAAAATCTCGCCGAGGTCTTCAAGTGCCTTCTTCCACGCACCACCCTCGGTGGTCTTCTGCCAGATGTCCTTGAACAGCCCCTCAATCCATTTGAGTAAACCAACGTTCACCACAATCGGAGTAAGGATGTTCACAACCAGAATGGCAGAGCCATACAGGGTGAACACAGCATCGATGCGCTTCAAGATTGCCGCCAGAGCCGCCGAAAGCCCCAAAGAAAATGCGTAGTTGAGGGCAGTGTACAGCGTGTGCCGCGCGTTTTCTTTCTTGATTACCTTACGCGCCAGCGGCTTGATGCACTCTATGAGAACGATGGTAAGCACCGCTACGACAACCGCTTGCCACCCGTACTGTTTCAAAAGTTCAATAAGTAAATCCATAACTGCCTCCTGAATTACCATAACGTCGAAAGCGTTCTACACTAGCAGAGTATACTGCGTTCCCGCAAACAAAGTCGCTACGGCGTTGATTGTCAAATCGCCGTCCTGGTCAAACACGCAGAACCCCACCTGCTCAACCTTTGCATAATCCCACACCTGACCGAACCTCAATTTTAACGTCGGAATAATTGATGCCTCAGCGTCAGAGAAAAAAGTATACGGTGTTCCATCTGGAGTGATATCCACCACTGGAGTAAAGGTGATGAGCAACTGGGAATTTCCAATCGCCTGTGCAGAAACCCCACTCAACAGAGTCGGGTCAAACGTAGCAAAGCCAGCCGCCAAGTCACGCGCTTCCGTCGCAGAGGAAAGACCATCGGATACCTTCTTAACTTCCTGGTCGGTGTACGCTTTCGAATCCGCCACAGACTGAGTCACAGCCGCCTCTCGGTCAGAAACCTCTCTCACCACCGCATCATTAACTGTCTTTACAGCCTTAGCCGATGCACCCACAGAGAGGTCTGCACCAGAATCAAGCGCAACGCTATCCGAAAGTTTCACATGACCATACGCAGAGGAAGTGCCCCCTCCATACGTATCCGCTGCGGGGCTCGAGTGCACAGTCGATGCCGCCCCCACATTGGCATACGTGAGATTCCTGTCCGCCGTCAAATCCAACCCATTTATTTTGCGGGTGGTTGGAACACACGCAGTATCAAACGGATGAACATGGTCTTCTCGTGCAAGCCCAGACGAAGTACCGACCGCCGCAGTACCATTCATTTTTGGCAACACCGTGCCATATGGTCTCAACGTAGGAACTACGCTCTGAACAAACGCCGTGGTTGCAATCTGAGTGTTATTGGTAGCCGTACTTGCCGTTGGAGCGGTCGGAGTTCCAGTAAAGGCTGGCGATGCAATATTTGCTTTCTGAGATTTCAGTGTTGATATATCCGTTTCAGCCGTGGTTACACGCGACTTCAAACTCGTAATATCCGCCGTATTCTGCGTCCCTTGCTCGGCTGGAGCAAACGCATCAGAATTCTGAAATGCCGCAGAACCAAGCCCCTTAACTGGAATGTTATCAACTGACGATGTCCCGCTCCCCGTGGTAACCGACAACTTCAAAGTACCATTATTCGTACCCGCCGACAACACCACAGAATCTACCTTATCAGCGAGGTTTGCAATGTCACTCTTAACGGTATCCCACCCGTTAATAGACATCGTTCCATCCGCTTCCACGTAAGACTTTCCATCTTCCAGCGAACTCTTTACCAAGCCGAGCAACTCGAGAGTCGCTTGTACCACGATATCAAATCCATCATCTCTCCAGCCCGTGCCACCTTGATAATAATTCCACACGTGATTGGTTGCCGACACCACAATGCTCACACCAGTAAAAGGTGGCTGAAAACCAAGCGAAACTGCAAATGCGTTAATTTGCTCCGCCGTAGGATTCGCACTCTCGGTGTACAGATACCGAGCATGCCGCCCTTCGAGTTTTCCGACACGCAAAACAATGTCAGCCAAAGTGATTTTATCCTGCTTTGCCATAAAACCATCATTGGTCTGGCTCGCAAGAGTGATGTTACGCGACAGGGTCGACACCGCACCCGTCACAGGATTCTTAAGTGTGACAGAGAGGGTCTGAACTCCATTTCCATCAACAGAAAACACCGCATTGGTAATATAGTTTTCGTTGATAGAGGTCTTGTCCAACTTCAACGCTTCTTCTGCCTTTGCACGAGCAACCTCATCATTAAGAGCCGTAATGGTTGCCTTGGTAAGCAGGTCCGCCTCAGCAGTTGTCATACGACCATCCAAAGACGTGATGTTTGTCTCCACCGTTGTCATACGACCGCCGAGCGCACCAATATTGTCCTCGTTTGTTTTGACTCGACCAGACAGATTCTCAATGTCAGTTGCATTCGCATCTACCTTCCCATCCGTCGACTCGAGGTCAGATTTTACAACCGCCAAATCCTTGTTTGTCTGTTCAAGCGAATTCAAAATAGAGGGGTGTGATTCTTGGCTGTCATTATGGGCATTAAGCTGACCGAGATTAATAACATCTCCAGCCTCAGAACCATCAGCAACCTTAAAACGCCCAGCCGCATCTCTCAAGGGAACCGTATTAGACACCGCATCGGTATCCAAAAGAGCGGTATCCACCTTCTTTTTTAACTCTGGAATCAGCTCCTCTTTACTCACGTAGAGATTCATATCCACGTAAAAGCTCAGCGGCAACCAGACCAGACCCAGACTCTCATCGTGATACGCGAATACAATAAGATTCTCATCCTTAATCATATGCGCGATGAAAGGGTCAGAGGTATCTGGCAATTCCTCTCGCGTTGCAACATCACCGCCGTTTCTCAACAGACCAGAGAACCCGACATACAGCAACTGGTCAGTGCCGAGTTTTAACTCGTTCTGCAAATCCTTGCTGATAAACTGCTCCATCTGGTCAAGACGAACCTCAGCCGAGATGACATTGTCTTTGTCAATCGTAACGTTCGTCCCCGCCGTTAATTTCTGCTGGATTAAATCTCGGTTTCTCAAATACGCCGTACTCGATGGGTCTGTCTCCGCGTAATCTGTAAGCACCCACTTTGCAATGACGGAATCGTATATCTCGACTGTCACGTCGAAATCGTTAAAAACAATATTATCAGCCATGATTATCTCCTCATGTTAAAATAACAAAGCCGCCCACTCACCGTGGACGGCTTATTGAGGATTAGAACTCGTAGAATATTTGCAGAGCCTTGAAGTCAGAATATATCTGTTTCCACTTCAGCTCGTCGGACGTGCCCTTGCAGTATACCTTGTACACCCGAACTGTCGACCGCGCACCGATTCGATAAACTCGACCGTACCCCTGCCAGAAATCTACCAGCGAGTTCGGACAGTCAATGAACACCATATCAGAGTAAGCCTCAGCCAGATTCAAACCGACCCCGCCAGCCGTTAGCGACAGCAGAAGTACATCCACATTGCCGTCCAGACATTCGTGCAAGAGGTCTGCCCTCTGTTTCAAGTTCAAAGTCCCATCGAACACCCGAACATCAGCGGCGTCTTTGAGGGCATCTGTCCACACGCTGAACGGCTTGGTGATGTTGCACGCAACAATGCATTGGTTCTCCATTTCCCGCACGAAATCAATCTTGTGAGGATTGATGCAGTTGTTGTAATGACGAACGTTGTGCGGCGAACGCTTATCCCCGTCCTCAACAGGCACATCGATGATTTGCAACTCTGGCAACTCCGTGCCTCGGAACGCCAGACGAACCGAGTTCACAATCGGCAATAAAGACTCGAGGTTCTTGTATGCGGTGCAGACACGCTGCCCCATATAGTTGAAACCCCACTCCCCGTAGTAATTTTCGAACCCAGACTGACTCATCTCTGAGTTGAGTGCCCTCAGCCAGATGAGCAGAGAACGCCAGTCGAACGGCGTGAACTTAACAGGGCTTGCAGATAGCGACCAGTGGTCACCCGCAAGCTCGTGCAAGCCCTCAGTACGCATCGCGCCAGACACTCGCTTGTTTCCCATGTTCGCAATCATATGAACTTCGTCGAACACCACGATATCTGGATTGAAATCCGCGAACGCTTTGAGCAGTTCGATGTTGGAAAGCATATCAAAGTTCGCAGTAAGGACGTCTCCGTCTTTCGCCTCGGCAATCATCTTTAAGCTCTCTTTGGAACTGCCAACACCCGTGATTGTAATCTTGCCTTCGCACAGGTGGAACTTATCACTGTCCGTGCGCCAATTCTGTTGCAACGCCGCCAGACCAGTCACTACCAGCACTCTCAAATTGGGATTCACTGCGAACCGCTCTTCAAGTGCCAATAGAGTTATGCGTGTCTTGCCAGAGCCGACACCGAACTGCAATAATGCGTTTGGCATCTTTGCCAAAGCGTGCGCCGCATCTTCCTGATACTTGAAATCTGGGTCGTCCTCGAACACCCGCAAAGCGGGGAACGGTCTATCCTCGCCTTCAAACCGAACAGGGATATTGTGCTTCTTGCACTGCTCCTCCATAAACGCCAAAGTCGGCTTATCCACTTCGAGCAGTTTGAGCGAACGATGATATGCCGAAGTAAACTTCTTCGACTCCTTCACAATCTTATATAAAAATTCTGGAATGTCCGCCACAAAGTACGCGTCCCAGACTGGTACCTTTATGCTCGGTTCGCCTCGTAAAACTCTCATACCTTATTATACAAAAGCAGACCTGATTTGGTCTGCTTTGGCTTGTTCTATTTTCGTTCGATTTTGGATATTCGGTCCGCCCACCGCTCGGTGTAAAATGCATAATAGCTCACTTTGTGTTTCTGACGATAGCCAGCGAACAGCCCCGCCCAGATGATTGACGGCAACCCGATTACCAATAGGAATAGAGGTCCGAGAATCATCGACTGAATCGTGTGCCCGTACTCGTGCCGCAACAGGTCATCAGCCTGACCGATGCGACATTTCAAAAGCGGGTCATAAACGTCGAACTTCATCTTGTCCGTTTCATCAGTCAGCGGCGTGTCGTGAACCATTATGAACATACCCAAGCTCACGCTCCCTTGCTTGTTCGGGAACACGCTCACCACAGTGCGCTTATAACGCAGTGTGTCCACTTTTCGTATTTTGCAGACGAGGAACACCACCAGACCCACCAGCGTCTGCGGCAGACACCACGTGAACTGCAAAATGTAAAATAGTGCCTTCTTCATTTCAACCCCTCCAGCATCACCAGCAGAGCATCGAGGTCGTCCGCAATAAGGTCATACGAGCTCTCCGTGGTAATGCGTATTGGTCTACGAGCCGCCTTGTTCTCGATGACCTTGCTGTCGCTTGCATACACGAACTTTGGAGTGGACGAGTGAAAGTACACCACCACTCCGTAATGCCCGACGTGGGCGAATTGTGCCGATTCCTCGAAGTGCTCTAACTGACGGAACGCCGCGCACGAAAACCTCTCATCAGTCGTTGCTTTACATTCGAGTAGAGCTGTGAAGTGCTGGTCGAGGACGATGAAGTCGCAAGGGTTAGAAACCCCCTTCCACGACCGTATTGTATGCAAACGCCAGAACTTGCAAGCTCTATGGGAAAGGGCGTCCCGCATCGAATTCTCGAGCAACGCCCCCAAATCGTTTGATTTTATTGGGCGTTCGCCAATCACTCGACTACTTCCCATCTGTCGCTGAACAGCTCAATCATGGTCTCTTTCCATGGAACGCGACCGAAACGACTCTCCACATAGAGATACGGCGCGGTCATCTTGCTGTGTTCGTCGGGATACTGTGCACGAATCACCACATCAGGTGACCACTGCGGCAACCGCATTCCCTTTCCCTTCTTTACCTGCTCAAAAGCGTCTCCGAAAACCATAAGTCCTCCTTAATATTAACCCCCAAACACCGAAACAACATCAGTTATTCTCAACGGCTGAGGATAAACTCCACTTCCAGATGCATTAAGCATCACATTTGCTAATTTTGTTGCTCCTGTAATGCCTTGCAAAAACAATCGATTATTGTAAACCTTTACTTCAAAGAACACCGCAACATCAGAATCATTTTCTGTTCTTCCATACGCGATCCCCAAAATAGGCGCATAATCTGAATAAAGGCTCGACAGCACAGTGCCAAGTGTGCTAAAATCAGTTGCTGCGGTCGACACCTTACTCAGCACAGAAAACGACGTTGTTCTATAACTTCCACTGCCAGTGTAATCGATATTTATCGACACATTGTGCACATAAAGGGTCAACCCACCCCCGCCTCCTGGCGGCGGGTTGTCTACCGAGTATGGTTCCTCAGTAAGCCCCTAGTTGTGAATTCGAGTTCCCTTCTTGTCTTCATAAAGACCTCCTAAAATGCTTCATACAGTATAATATCTCCGCGCGTCGCGCTGAAACCAGATACAAACTCAACCTGAAGTGTACTCCCGTCCCACCATATATTAAGCGGCCTACCCATCCAAAACTCAACATTGAGGTAGTTTAATTCAAGTCTTTGACCTTCTGCTGTATTGTCGAGCGTAAACTCGCGCACCACAGCTGCCCCACTATCTGTTAAATCTCTGATTCTAAAAAGCACCCTAACCTTATCTAAATGCTCTCCGCTCGAAAGGAATTTAAAGTCTCCAGTGATTATGGATTCGCCCAACAACTCACCGAGCAGTCTCGCGCGGGGTGGATTGCTCAATGTATAGGCTTCTTCAGTAAGCCCCCCCTTAGATGTCCCTTCAATGGTTCTTCGTGTTTTCATATCAGTTCCTCCGATATTTAAGATAACAGTGGTCGGGGTGACAGGATTCGAACCTGCGACATCGTGGTCCCAAACCACGCGCTCTACCATCTGCGCTACACCCCGAAATATAGAACGCCTTCTAGAGGTTTAAGCTCTAAAGATACCTCATAACTTTAAAAGCCCTGGATTGTTCCAGCGTTCTACTGGTGGAGTCGGCGGGGACCGGCCTCCGGGTACCGCCCCCGCGTCCGACAACCTCCATTTGTTGGTCTAGCTGCCGTCGAATCTTTTCACAACCCCTTACATATGTACTATACAAGTTTTCTTCCTCTTTCAAAGCCCGCAGGAAAATTTCCCATAGAATCACTCCACAACTTATTAGAAGTGCCGTCAGTAATCCAATATTTCCCATACATACCATTCCTGCTACCCGAATGAGACTCTGACATCTTCTTCCTCGATTCTTCGGAAAACACAAAACCAGTAGTCCCTCTTGTCCTTATTTTGTTCCCGTCCTTATCACAAAAACAGCGAGAACGTTCCTCATCAGTCATCTCCCTTGCCTTCTTTTGATTAGCCTCTTTTAACCTCTGCAAAATCCGCTTCCTATATTCTGGGTCATTTTTCATTCTCAAATTGTGAGCAGAAAACGCCTTGCCGCCACCTTTGCCACTCCTGTTAATAACATCCCAAGAACCTCCACCATCATGCATATTCGTGCAATTTGGAAACTTCTTACCCTCAGCAATAAAATGTATTTCAAGAGCATTCAGCTCCTCTTCTGAGTATGCCCACGCGAGAATATCTCTTCTCAAACCAGCAGTGCCGTGCTTCTCAATATAATCAAAAACAAACTTGCCCGAACCAAAGTAAGATTCCACAACTATTGAACTTTTCTTTCTGCCTATATAAAACCGCTCGCCGTAAGTTTTTGAGGGAATATATGTCTTATAAATATATCCATAACGCTCCATAGTTAACATAACCATAGAGCGTCATAGAATTGAACTATTGGTGGAGTGAGCTGGACTTTAACCAACAACAGTCTCGCGCAATCGCGGCGACTATTTTCACCGTTAAACTATCACCCCATAAATACGATGCCGCCAGCGTTTATCGGCTTACGTAGCCTCTCCACTATAAGAGGTCGTAGCTGGCTAAGGGTTATTTGCCTTGCTTTCGCCGACATCGTTTGGTAGGCGTGTGCGGGATTACCACGCCCTCGGAACGGATAACTGCGACATCCCCGTCCCCATACGTCCGCTCCCGTCCAGCGAACGATAACACGAGCTCAATCGCTCGTCATTATCATTATACAGAATTTAGACCTCACCTCGAGAAACTGCCAACAAAAATTTGAAAGTCTTTTCATCCATTGCGTAGTAGTTTTGCCCATCCCCGAAAGAGAAACAGACAGCCGCATACGATTTGAGCATCTGCGCTCTTTCCTCTTCCACCTTATCAAACCACTCTTTATGTATGGTCATGGACTCGTGAGGGGTAACCTTTGTCTTGCACTCAATCACCCACTCATCTACTAAAACATCATATTTATTAAAGTTTCCGCCTCCGCTTTGAATATCATTTGTACCGCCCAACGACTTGGCAACAGCCTTCTCTTGTAACTTTGAATAAAAACGTGTCGGTCTGTTTTCCTTTTCAATCTTCATCGTGCCTCACTCTCCACTTACCCTTACAATCTTCACATCGTTCTTGCCAACGCCCATTACGTCCCTTGTGAGCAGTAAAGGTCTTCCCACATATTATACAAGAATCTTCGCGCACCCAGACCGAACCACGTCCGAACTTCTCACGCTTTTCTTCGGGTGTCATTCTCGCATAAGTCGCTCGCATCTTTTCAATCCCCAATCTCCTGCCCTCTTCGGCACTCAAGCCGCTCTGACGAGCCTGTACCACACCAGAGCGTCCTGGACGAGTAGCCCACCACCTTCGAACACCATCAGATATTTTAGCACGTGCTTCGGCTGAAACAACGCGACCAGAATTAGCATCGCTTATCTTTTTATTGATAGCCGCACGCTCCTCATCCGACATCCTCTTGTGCTGCTCTATCGCTGCCATCCTCAATCGCTCGCGTACTTCTGGAGTCCTCGACCGTCTTGCTGATTCAGACATACGTGCACGAACTTCATCCGACACAACACGACCACGCAAACCATTGCTTATCTTCATCTTTGCCACATCCGAATGATGATTATTAAATCCATCAAATGCAGTCAAAGTATTATATCCAAACTCTGGCAAGTAAGACCTAAACACGTGATGCCACTCGAACTCTTTTTGCCGCAACTCTTGAACAGAACACTCCTCCAACAACTCAAAAACAAAACAGCCAGAGCCAAACTCCTTCCATTCTTCCCTTAAATGAACGTTGGGATGCGTCCCCAGCATTAAGTTGCTGACGTGACCATCCCAACGATGTAAAATATCTTTTGACTTCCCAATGTAAACCCGACCGTTAATTACATTCCAGATTCTATAAATTCCAACCATAAGTACAATAACAACGTCACGACTTCTGCCAGAACTCCATAACTTCGGGCTCGCACCAGATTTTTGCACGACCGACCTCAGAGCCGACCTCCGACATCACATCCGCCATATACTGCCCGCCTTCTTCCGCGAACTCTTCTGGGAACTCTGCAATAAGCTCGTCGTGAACCTGTAACAGAATCTGACCGTGATATTTCTCACGGAATATGGGGTCGCGGAACAAAGCAATCATACACACCTTCGTCTGGTCCGCCGCCGACCCCTGGCAGTACTGGTTACAGGTCTGGCGCAATTCGTCCGTCTGATTCCAACGGTTGTCGTAAACCTCGATTCCCTCCGCCCTTGCCTCGTCCAGACACGCGCGAATCTGGTTGTAATATTTCAACTTGTTCAGCGTGTCAGCCACCTCGGGGTGGTCGGGGCAATCGAACGCAGGTCCGCCGAGATACTTAAAATACCTACGCCGACCGAGAACCGTCTCCATATACCCATACTTCGTGCCGAACTCCGCACAGTCTTCCTGGAACTTCTTGACGTAGGGGAATCCTGCGTAGAACTTTTCGAGGATTCTGTCGCATTCCTCGACCGTGTAAACGTGGTCGGACGAATCGTTATTAAGGGATTCAGCCAGCGACTTTGAACCCATGCCGTAGGTCACGCCGAGAACGATGGACTTGCACCTGTTTCTCAAATGCTTGTGCTTTCCTTTCTTGGTACATTCCTCGTACGGCAAGTCCCAGATGATGGATGCCATCAGCGCGTAGTAGTCGCGACCAGAGTTTGCGCCTTCCAACATCCTTGGGTCTTGCGAGCCGCCAGCCAAAATCGCCTGTTCCTGCTGCGAGAAGTCGCACGACACCAACTTGTGACCGGGACGAGCCACGAACCCGCGTCGGAACCTGTTGTCCTTCGGCTGGTTTTGCAGATTCGGTCCAGACGAGCTGAAACGACCTGTATCAGCCCCGATGGTGTGATACGTCGTATGCACGATGGGTATTCCGTTTTCGTCGTCAATGGCGAAACCTGGTATCGCTTCCGTATACGTCGAAATAGATTTGGTCAGTTTGCGAATCTCAAGAATGAGTTTCGGAATAGGGTGGTGCATCTTCGCGAGGAATTCCTCGCCCGTCTGCCGCTTCTTCGACACGTCTGGCAAGCGCAAGCGGTCGAACAGAACCTCGCCCACCTGCTTCGGCGAGTTCGGATTAAAGCCTGGGAAGTCGCGCTGAATCTCAGCCAACTTCGCATCAACCTCGCTCCGCAGAGCCGCAGTGAACTGTGCATAGTATTCGCGGTCGATGGCGATGCCTTTCATCTCCATATCCATGACCACTTCGATAAGCGGCAGTTCCACATTCTTCATCAGTTTGTAAATGCGAGGAAAGTGCTCACGCATTTTCTTCTCCTGATACTTTCCGAGAATGTAGTGCTTGATTGCGTCCACGCCGCCGTAGATACCCACGACAGCGGGGTCGTATTTCGAGAACTTCTGCTTGAATAAAGACTTGTAGTCGTAGAATTCCTCGTCGGGGTCGATGTATTTTATGTACTGCGGTTTCAGCGCGGCGAGGTCTCTGTTGTCCAACAGCCGCGCCCCGATTTCAGCGTCCCAGCACATCGGGATGTCAAACCCAGCCGCCGACGTCGCGTACTTGTGACCACGCGCCTCCACCTCAGCTGGGTCGCGCAAAAACTCATATTTCTTGCCCGCCCAGATTTTCATCTGCGAACGGTCAAACTTCGTGTTCATTCCCCAGTACTTCCGACCGCCGCCCGTCAGTATTTCCTTGAGCCTGTCAAGGTCACCCGTATAGTTCTGCCCTTTCTCGTGGAACAGCGGAACATAAATACAGTCCTTGTCATTGCCAATCGAAAACCCGACCAGATTGTCGAACCATACGCTGTCTTTGCCGTTCGTCTCGGTGTCGAAACCAAGTTCGGGTCGCGCCACCATATACTCGATGAGCTCTTCCTCGGTCGTTACCAACTGATAACGCTTCTCATATTTGGCGAACAGCTGCTTGATGCGCTGCGCGACCTCAATAGAGTCGTCTGGAATTGCTTTTGCCTTCGGCGTCTTGACCGCTTTTGGCGCGGCTGTGACCCCCAAATCTGTGGTCACAGAGAACAGCTGCCCCGTCTTTTTTGGTTCGGCTGTCCCCGACTTCTCAGCCTTCTTCGTCGGCTGAACTGGATTCTTTATAAGCATTCGATACCTCCCGCTAACTTCGTTACAGTATCCTTATACCCAAATTTCTTTATATCGTTGATGACACCGCGATGCCAGACCAGCGTCTCCATCACTTCTTTGGACACAGGAACCGTAATATCACCGCCGCCATTGTCAAAATGCTCGGTGATAAACTTCGCTTTCTCTTCCCCAAAGATAGCGACCAGAGCCATGCCGAAACAACGGTACGCTGGCTCTCCGCCGTCCACACCGTTGCGCACCCTACAACCCCTCTTCATGAACCCGTTGTCAAGTATCAACTTTCCATTGTTATTAAGGCAGAACGGCATAATGGTGCATACGAATGATTTCAGTTTTGTTCCGTAGAACTTGCAATGACCGTTTGGTAACGCCAGTGGACAGCGTTTGCCGCGAATTGCCAACACCCGACCATACACAGGCAGAGATGGGTCAGCCGCTTTTAAGTCCGCCGCTTCGCGCTCTGTGAGCAGAACGACAGACGGTCCTGAACAGCACGCGCCATGACACACCCCTGCCGAGTATTCCGTCGAGCATAAAAACCGCTGGCGTGCAAACGCCGCGCTTATACTTACTTTGCATTCGTCAACATTAAACAGCCCCATCGTCCGCCTCGTTCTCCTCTTCCACAGGGATTGCCTTGTAGAACTCCATCAGGTCACACCCGAAAACCTGCGCAAGGTTGTACAGGTTTACGAAAGTCGGAGTAGACATCCCGTGTACCCAATAGGAAATCCTCGACTGGGTGACTCCAATCTCACGCGACAAAACGCCCTGAGAGCCGCCCCACGCTTTGAACAACCTGTTAAAGTTGTATACGAAAAGCGGAAGTGCCGTTTCGTTTGTCAAAATGTTTTCCATGATATCTCCTTCCATATGTTTAGTGTAGCAGTCGCACCCCGAAAATCGAGATGCGACTGACCACAAAATTAAATTGTCGCATCAGCCCACAGAGTGGGGATTGAGGCTAACGCCTCAATCCCATCCCCGTCATACGCGCCACGATTTGGTAAGCCGCCGCCAGAATCGTCATGCCGTAAGCCACGCGCTCGAACTGGTACTCCTCGTTGCCAGTGTTGCGGCTGCTTTCCTTATGCGTGTCATAATCGCTTGCCGCGAGGATTGCACCGTACGCCGTGCCTCTGAACCTTGCGATGTCTTCCTCTTCGTACGCCGCAGTAAGGTCGGTGATGATGCTCTGCTGACCGCGCGTAATCTTTTCCTCTTCGCCCTCGTTCGGAACCTCGATGCCCGCGAGCTCCTTCGTCAGAGCCTTGAACTGCTCGTCGCTGAAAGGCTGTTTCGCCAACAACTCAGCACGCGCACGCAACGCCTCGATGTATTGGTTGTTCTGCATAATGAGCTGCTTCGCGATGTCCAAGCGGTCTTTGACGTGCTTCGTGTGCGAGATGCGCAGTTTGACGATTCCGTTCTCATGTCCAGGTATCGGAATCATAAGTCCGTTTTCACAGACCAGCCGCATCGGGGTGAACATCGCGTTGATGCTTCCGCCACCGTCATGGCTGTTCGTGAACAGGATTGTCGGATACACTTCGTCTCCGCAGATGTCAACGGACGGAGCCTCGCCGACCATGAACACGCGCTCACCCTTGTTGTATGTACCCGCCTTCGTAAAGGTGATACCCTCGCCCAGACAGTCGTCGATGAAATCGAAACCGTCTCTGTTCTGAACGACTTCGTAGCCGCCCTTTACGATGCCCAGCACCTGCTCGGTATCCGTGCGCACCGTTGCGAACTTGTTGGTGATTTTCTTCTCGCCCGCGAGGAAAATCGGTCTCTTTTCAACCGTCCAGTCAAGTCCCGCTTTCGCGATAACTTCGTCGACCGAACTGCACCCTACGACTTCCGCGCCCATCTTTGCGTAATAAGGTTTACGCTCACTTGCCATCTGCTTCATTTGAAAAATCCTCCGTTGTTTTATTTATGTTCAAGCCGAAAAGCTCTAACACACCAAAATTACTCGTTAACTACTGTTACAAAACTGTCCACATAGCCCTGCAAGATTTCGAGTGCGTTTCCGATGACCGCGTTCTTTTCACGGATGATGTACTCGGGAACGTGACGCTCGCGCTTCGCGTTTCTTTCAAGAGCCGTTTTCAAGCTCACTTTCACATAGCACAGCTCGACCCAGAAACCATACTCTTGCGCTTCCTTGATGATTCCGACAACGCGCTCCGCGTTCGTAGCCGTCGTATCATAAATAAAGTCTTCATCACCGCAAATCGCTTTCGTAAGCTCAATGCGCTCGAGCCTCTTGCTTTCTTCGTGAACCGCCGCAGGATTCAAAGGGTCGTATCCCTTGCACAACTTTTTCAACTCGTCGCAATCTATGGTTTTCAGACCTGCGTAACGTGCACGCGCTACCGTGCTTTTGCCCGCCCCGCTCAAACCTGCCATGATAACCATCTTTTTCATAAGAAACCTCCAAACCTTGATTACGTGTTTACTATACCACATTTTAATTGAGATTGCAAGCGTTTAACCAAAATTTTATTTTAATTAAAATTAATTTTCAATTTAAAAGCACGACCGAAGTCGTGCCTTCATCAATAAACTGATGTTTCGTCCTTGTCTGTTCGAATGATGTCAAGCCAGATTGGGAAACGGAGCGAACGCGAACCGTCCTTGTCGTACGATACCTCGAAACATTTCAGCTCGACAATCTTGCCGATGAGCAGTTCGGGGTGCGCCCAGTACTTGTCACGCTGCTCGAACGTGAACCCAGAGCCGCATTTGGACGTATATGTCTTGCCGTCGATGTCGAACTCAACGTGGATACCGCCGAGAGTGCCGACCAGAGCTCCGATGCCTTCGAACACTCCCGTCACCCGCGCATCGACCGTCTTGAACTTCTTGACTTTGAGCAGGTCTCTCGTGCGCTTCGCCTGGTAAGGCGCGTCAGCCACATTAAGCATCAAGCCCTCCCAGCCGTTCTCCTGAGCGATAGCCGCCCACTCATTAATCTTCGATTGGTCGCTCCCCTCGTACAGGATGTCAACATTTGTAACCCACGACAGCTCACCATCCGCCGCAATACTCGCACTGAGTTTATGCTTACGCTCAATGCAAGTCTCCGCCGAGTATCCGTCAAGGAAGTCGCTTATCGGTAAACGGTCAAATACATGATAGACCAGCCCCGACTTAACGCCCTTGCTGTTTGCACTCGATACTGTAGCCCTGAACACATCTCCAGATGCGCCGTCTGCCTTGGCAATCAGCTCTCCGTCATATGCAACTCCGCGCTCTGCTATTGAAAGCAAGTCCGCCGCGACATCGGGAACCTCGCCGTAGTCCTGACCGTTGCGAGTAAAGAACTGCACCTCTCCGTTGTCGTGGACGAACACCACACAGCGAACCCCGTCCAACTTTTGCGTAACGATGAACTCCTTGCCGTCGAGGTGCTTCGGATTGTCGGCGAACGACTCCGCCAGCATTACTGCGAATACCTTAATAAAGCCCTTGCCGTAAATCTTGTTCACCGTTGACGTATCAACACCGAATTTGAGCGATTTGGTGAACAACTGCAACAGCCAATCTCTATGCTCTGGAAAGCCGTTTGCATAATGGGAAACCACCGCAACGTCCTCCATTCTGCCTGTGTTATGCTTACGCAAATAGTTTAGAACTCCAACCAAGTCGAATGAACGCTCTTGCCGAATATTTCCATACTTTTCGATTTTGTTCATCGAAATTCCTGTCACGACCATCGGGTCGAGTAAGAACTTGAGAACCTCAGTCCAAAGCTCGTTGTCCTTGTTCGCTTCGAGTATCGCCGCCTTTTCATTTCGGCTCGACGTCGCTTGCAGTTGCTCAATTATTTCCTTGATTCTTTCCATTTTAACTCCTTAAAATTGTTTCGTTAATAATTGCCCGCAACTCGGAAACAGAAATCTCTCTATTTCCAACCGCAAGCATCCTTCGATTAAAAAGTTCCTTGTTTTTGAAGTCAATATTATAGCCGTCAAGCAAATAATCTCGTATCAACTCCATCGGAATAAAACCGTTGCCTCCCTTCATTTTTATCAACACGCATGCACTCCAAAACGCGCATAGCTCCGAAACCCAATGCTGAACCGCCGAGGACTTCGGGTCATCCGCAATCTTTTTAAGATGCGCCGCCCACTTATACCCAAAACTTGAAACCCTATCTATTGCCGACCTACGATTAAATGCAAAATCCTTAAACGACACCGCACCACGACAATCAGTCACCATTGTAGCCTCGACAACCATTCCACGATTATTCACGCTTGTAAGTCTAACCCTCTTTTCTTCCATAATAACTCCTTCAAAGTCGTCATTCATATATACAATCCACGAAAGCCTAATTTACGCGCTGAACCGCCACAAGACGATCAGCACCATAACGGCATCGGGGGTAAAGTTTACCCCCGCTTTCGATGTCCACGAATACAGTCTTGCCGCTCTTGTGATGTTCCACCGCCTTCACCGTCTGGGTTTCTCCGTAGTTGCAAATCATCACGTCCCCAGCCACCAGCTCGGCGGCGCGTATTGCGTTCCGCGCCCCGATTCCTTGCAAATGCAGTGTCATACGCTCATCGCCTCCTTGACCTCAGCCAGCTCCTTCGAGTACATCGCCACCACGTTGTCGTAGTTCTTTTGCGCCCGCTCCTCGCTCATCATTCCGATATTAATAAACATCTTGCGGTCGAAGTCCGCCATATCGATGTGTCCCTCAATCGCCGACACCCGCTCCGCAAGTGAGATTTCTCTCACTTGCGTCAACGGATAGCCGCACCCGCACGCCTTCGCAATTGCGTCCTCTCTCGAGTCCGCACGCACGTCCTCAACGTGCGTGGTGCTTGTCATATTGTCTTTATACGCCAGACGGAAGTATCTCATTATCTCACCTCCGAAAAGCAGTGCGTTGCCGAGTAGTTGTCCGAACCATCGTCATAGGTCACCGTCTGATTGTCGCACACCTCGGTGTTGCGGGTTACGCGAAAGAACTTCTCGACCAACCATCTTGCGCGACCGTGGTCGTGCTTCCAATCGCCGTGCTCGATTTCAACGACAACATCGCCATCATCGAGGTATGCGCCGCAGTGCATATCGTTCGCTTGCAGGTATTTGGAAACCTGCACGTCCAGCGGCTCGTCCGTTGCGCGGAGCAGATTAAGAGATGCCATATGGGATACTTTCTTGCCGTAGAACGCCGCGTCCTCTTCGTTGTAGTACTTCGTGGTCACCGACGTGTACACATTGTCGAACACCTCGATGTCACAGGGGATTCCCAACTGATGGCAGGTGTCGCGGAAACGATAGTCATCATCCTTGTTGCGAATGACCGCCGCGAACTCGTACCCTCTCCAATTCATATGATGCGTCGATGCCTTACCAGCGTTCTTGCTGTTGTCGTAGTTGCCGACAGGAACGCCGCAGAAACGGCTGCCGAACTCGTCAGACGTAACCGTGCCGTCAAGTATCGTATACACGTTGTCGATGTCGTACTCGACATATTCGTTCTTCTCGGAGTTGTACTCTTTGCGTGTCGTTGCCAACAAGGGAAAGCGACCGCCCTTCTTCACCGCGATATTCTCATACCACGCCGCGCACTCATAACCTCTGTCACAGTGCTCGAAATCCTCTTTTGCTACAAGCCAGCCGATGTGATGAACCATTCCGCTCATCGGTGACTTCGTGCACCATCTGCTGCCCGAATAAGACTCGGTGGTCATCTCGACCATTTCGCCGTCTTCCAGCTCGACCGTATATTTACCATCGGCATAACCGCGATACGTGCCGAACTCCATCTTGCCGTACTCAGTCCTTCTGAACCCGATTTTGTCGTTAACCTTAATCATAATGTGTTTCTCCTTTGAGGTCTGCGGGCATCCCCGCCTCCAACCTTGAGACTATTATAGCACATTTTATTTAAGATTGCAAGCGTTTACGCAAAAAATATTTTAATTAAAATTATTTTATTTCAAAAGAAAACCGCCCCGAAAGGCGGCTTATCTTTATTAGAGTTGCAGGGTGGATATTCGGTCGGTCTTCGTCACCGTCCACGTCTTGTCCACAGGCAGGTACACATCGTCGTGGTGAGAGATAAAGAACGTCGAACTCAGTTCCAGACCAGACACCAACTCGATGAGTTGCTGCGCCGTTGCCTTGTCGCAGTTGTCGAGAATCTCGTCAAAGAACATAATGTTGGTTGTGAACCCGACCAAGTCCTCGAGCGTCTTTTTGAGCGCGAGAGTGATACACATCTTTACCACCTGACTCTCACCGCCAGACAGCACGCCGAAGTCACGCCCTCGATACGAAATCGAGATATTGTTGCCGTCGTCCTTGAAATCGATTTCCGTCGTGTCCAGCATCTTCTTGCAATACGACTTCGCATACGCGTCCAGCCGCTTGATAATGCTCGACAGTAAGATGGTTCTGAAGTCGCGGGTTGCGAACGAAATGACCTGGTTCAAGGTCGACAGTCTCGCCTGTTTCTTTTCAAGCTCTTCCGTCAGTTTCGACTTGCTCTCTTCCGCCGCCGCGATTTCTCCCTCAGCCCTCTTGATGTCGTCCAGACACCCAGAGCGCACCGAATCCACCTCACCCAGCTGCACCTGCAAGCTCGATTCCTTCGACTTTGCCTCGCGCACTTCTGCCTCGCCGTTCGAAATCGTCGTCTTGCAAATAGACATCTTGGATGTGATTTCCGCTACACGAGATATGCACTCTCCGATGCTTTCTCTCAGCCCCTCAATCTCGTCGTTGGTCTGATTTTCCTGCTTGAATTTTTGGATATTTTCATCCAACGGCTTCAACGACTCAGCCAGAGCCGCGCCAGATTCCTGGAGCGCATTCAGCTCAGCGACCAACGAACCGAGTTCCTCCTCTTGCGCCGTGGTATCGATTGTGTGGGCGTCTGGTAAAGGCTGCTTACACGTCGGGCAGTGTGTCGGCGCGTTCTTCAGTTCTTGTATGTGGTTCTTCAGTTTCGAAATCTCCGCTTTCTTTGCTGCGAATTGTCCCCGCACTTCTGTCAGTTGCTTGTCCACCGCAGAACGGTCAGCCAGCATCGTCTCCATCGCCTTCATCGTTGCCTCAGAATGACGGACACGCGCCTCATCTAGCTGCGTTGACAGCGAGTTGAGCGTCGCAGATTCCGCGTCCTTTGCTTCGGATAATGCAGTAAAGTTGGTGTTGAGTATTCCCAGCTGCTTCTCAGCCTCCACGATGAACGCCGCAACCTCTGCCAGCTCCGCCTCGATTTCACTCGAATCGCGCAGAGAGTTTATCTTTTCCTGCGCACGCGAAATGGTAGTCCTGTTTCCGTTGATTTGCGTGTCCAACACCACGATGTCCGTGGTCAGTTTGCCTACCTCAGCCTGCCAGTCGGTCTTGCGCTCCGCCAGCATCGTCTTGATTTCCTCAATCATGAAAGACGAGTTGGTCAGCTCCTCCAAAATCTGCTTACGCGCAGACGGCTTGTTGTTTGTGAACGCATTCGGCATATTCTGTCCGATGATTACCGTCGCGCCAATAAAGGTCGGGGTGAACATCGGAAACTTCTGGCTGATGAGTTCCTGCGTCTCACGCTTGAGGTGCTTCGAAATGTTTACGCCACCCTCGATAATCGTCAGCTCGTTCTCGCCGCGCACGATTTGATATTCCACTCCGTTGTGCTCGAAGTCGACCGCGACCCGACACACACCCTTGGTGTACATATTCTTCACGTCGTTCATAGACGAGTTGCCCTTAACAGTCTCGCCAGTAAGGGCGTACGACAGCGCATCGGCTATCGTAGATTTGCCCGAACCCACCGACTCGCTGAAATTATCAGTGTTATTCACGCCGTCGATTTTGACGAACCCGTGTCCGTCCAGAGCAACATCCAGATGCTCAAAAGATTTGAAATTGTCTGCACAAAGCCGTATGAATCTCATTAGCCCCTCCTGTAATAGGGCGTGCTTGCCCAAGCATAGCGCGTCGACGCTCTCGGTGTAAACCACCTCAAATTATCTACACAATTGTCCTCGGTGTTTCCATTTTTATGCGTCACGTGCGTGTGAAAATCTGGGTTTGGCAAAAACAGTTCTGCAACCATTTTTGCAACCGAACGATTGGTGCTTCTCCCGTCGATGGTTAAATTTACCATCAAAAGACCATGATAGTCAATGCCGCCGTTCAAAATGCGTCCCGTCTTCTTGTTTCGAACACGACCGCAATTAGACACTTCATACACATCAGGTCTGTCATAATAGTCCTTCCAAACCTCATCCTCGAACTGCATCTGCATACCTCCAAACATAACCGCCCGCAGACTTTCTCTTGCCAGTGCAACAGTCACAAATATTTATACTTTTCATCCCAGTAAATTCCAACGCCGACTTAACAGAATCGAATCTTCTAATAAACTCGCCTGTTTTCTTATCAAAACAGTCAACAGGCACAGCAGTCGTATTCCCCAAGACTTCAACAGAATGTTTAATTTGCTCCTGTTGAGTAGCCCACTCTAAATTTGAAACTGCATTATTCAATTTATTTCCATCCAAATGATTCACAGTCTTTTTATCACCTGGATTCGGAATAAAGGCTTGCGCCACCAGACGATGCACATAGTATGGTTTACGGACTCCTCCAATTCTAAGGCTCACCACAACATATCCAGTATGTTTCTCAACCCTAGAAACAATCTCTCCTCCCCACTTTCCCAATCTGCGAACCAAACCACAATCGGAAACCTCATACACACCGTCAGAACCTAAAACAGATTTCCACATGCTAAATTCCCAAATCCTCTACGATAGATTCCCCAAATCGTGCTGACACCTCGTCTCTGAATAACTGTATATGGTCGACGGTCGTTGCTTCGTCGTTTTCGACCTCTTCCGAACCCAGACCAGCACCCGCAACGTCCGATGTCAATATACGGCTCGCCACCAGATATTTGTCCGCCCACTCCTTCATCGCTGGCTTCAACTCCGAGTCCGTTTGAATGGCGAGGACGTACCTCTTTACCTTGTCGGACTCAACCGCCTTGCGAATGTCCCTGCACTTCGGCTGGCTCGTATCCATCTTGCCGAACACCAGCGCGAACGGATTCTCGATGAATTCGTATTTGTTAGTTTCGGTATCGTAGACCGCCACACCGTGAGGGTCAAAGTTCTGAGTAAAGTTCTGCCCGCACAGGTTGCCAACAACCTGAATCTTGTCGCTCAACGTCATTCTCTGATGGTAGTGTCCGTTGAACCACATCTTGATGCGCGGCTCTTTGTTGATTTCGTCAATGCGGTATCCAGCCTCTTCTCCCGTGCCGAACATGCCTACAAAGTCGCAGTGAGAGAACACCACCACCCGCTCCGACTGCGACAACTTCTTCAAAAGCTCCGACAGCGGAGTCGGCGTCTTCGTGTACGGTATGAATAAAGCCCAGCCGATGTCTTTGCCGAAATTCTTCAACTGCGGCTTCTCATAGATTACGTGAATGTCGCGGAAGTATTTCAGCAGAGAGTTCTGACCGTCCTGCTCGTGATTTCCCGTAATGCAATGCCACGAACGGTTGAACGGTATCGACTCCAACACCGCTACGTCCTCAGCAGTAAGGTGTGATGTGTTAAACATATCTCCCAAATCCACATTGAGCGAATTCGGAATCTCCTCGCTCAGTTTGTTCAGCCATTCGAACGACCGCGCCAAAAACGGATAACGGTTGTCCACCAGCGACTCTCTTTTGCAGAAATGAATATCTGCCGAAATAATTATCTTTGCCACAAACTCCTCCTGACAGCAAAATGAGTATGCCTTCGCATACTCATTTATACAAATCTCGTCGTATTTTCGTTTATTCTTCGGAAACCCGCGTCAAAATCATTACTGGCGTTTCCTTGCTGTACGCTGGATTGTACATCGTGAGCGTGTTCTTGTCTTCCGACAGATACGCCTCCAGCGGCACGCCCTCAACGATAACAGTGAGAATGTTGTTGTCCGCATCGTACGAGCCGTCGGTTACCTGACCTTTCTTCACCTGCTCGCCGTTCACAGTTTCCCATATCGTATACGTTACCGTGCGATCTTCTTTGATGACCACCTCTGTCACCGTCATATGGAACTCCTGACGGAACGTTCCTACATAGTCTTTCTCGTCGCACGCCGTCAACGCGAACAGACAGCACACCGCCAGCATAAGCGGCATAAGAATCTTTGCGAACTTTTTCATAGTTTCATCCTCCTGATTAAAATAACGCTTATTTGAGAACGCCGAACAGGTTCAGCTCTTTGTCGGCTACGTATTCCTTCATTTCGGAATAAGGAATCACGCCGAACCGCTTGCCGTCTTTGAATACCTCGAGGTTCGTGTCCCCGATGATGCTCCACGCCGAGAACCCGCATACCTTCTTGCGCCCGATGTTCTCTTTAGCAAGGTGCTCGAGGAACAGAGGAACCGTAACGTCCGCTTTCGAAATGTCCTTGCCGAACATCGCTCCCCCGCCGTGACTGAACAGTCCACACGAACCGTCGCACGCCAACTTGCGACCCGTAAGCCCGCAGTCCGCAAAGCCGTGGCACTTGTGCCAATCGCCCTTAGGATTGATAATCACCGTCGTTCCCGAACCCGTAAACGTGTGAATAAAGCTCTCGAGCGCGACTCGGTTTGGTCCGAACGCCACGTTCTCAAACGATGCACAATTGATAGTAAGGTCGGTTACGTTGCCTTTGGTGTCCATGTTGAAAATGAACTTGCCGTCCGTGCGGTATCCCCACTCACGCAACACAGGCGCAGTGAGGGCGGCGCACATATCTTTCATGCGGCGAATCACTGGGCTGTAAACCTTGTGATATCCGCCGAAGTAAATGCCGTTGTCTCCCGTGCCGCTTTCGCCGACAATGTCGTTGATTTCGCTGGACTGAATGTTGAGGTTGTTCATAATGACAATGCTGCGCATCTCTTCGGGAGTAAGCCCAATGTCATTGGTCAGAATGTTGCGCACCAGCGTCTCAACCTCGTCCGCCTTCCACTTCTTGTCCGTCTCGCCGTTCACTATAAACAGCTGATTGCCCCAGCAACACTCGATAGCGTTGCGCCCGCCCTTGTTAGCGTCGCATACCATCTTCGACACGAGGTCGCATACCTTATCGGGATGACCGATAAGCACCAGCTCAAATGCTTTAAGATTTTTCGTCTTCGTCATAACATACTCCCATAGTTTTGCTTGTTTCTACATCAAGGAAATTCTTGTCCACGAACAGCTCCTTGACAGGGATAGATGCTCCCATAATTCCAATCGGGGTGACCGCGAAAGCCAACGCCCTGCCTTGCTCCATATTTACCACTTCCAGCTCCATCAATCCCTTGGCGTGCAATAGAGATTCCGCTGGATACGTCGTTTCGTCACCCACCATCAGCGTGCCGCCGTTCTTAAAATGGATTGATATGAGTTTAGAGCCTAACGCCCTAGCAATCCGTTCTACTTTCATTTGGCTCTCCCATACTTCATCGAACGGCGCATTGCCCTCAACTCCTCTTTCTTTTCCTCTTCTTGATTATCCCAATTCCCTAAATAAGTCAGAAAGCGCAAATTAGTAAAGTGGTTATTCTTTCGATTCCTGTCAATGTGGTCGACCACCATACCCTGCGGCTTCTCACCAATCCAAGCCTCAGCTACCAGCTGATGAACATATACAGTTATTCTTGGCTTTTTGTCGTGCATTGAAAATTTAGCCTTTTGCAACCCCGCGAGTCGAACATCCCGTATATAGCACCAGATATAATTACCATCGTAAAAACGAACCTGCTTCTTAGTTTCGCAATCCCGTAACACAGTGCCACAGTCTGAAATCTCATAAAGATTCAACAAACTCGGAACAGACTTAAACGTCACTCTTCTCTCCCTCACTTGCCGCCTCAGTTACATCAATGTAAAGAATATTCTTTGTATTGATGTACCGCGTGGAAAAATCGTTCAACGTCACCGTGAGAACGCTCTCCTGCTTGAGGAAATGGTCAAGCACCGTGTTCTTAGTCGGCTCGTCCAAGATTAGGGTCACGCCTTGCGCACCCAGACCGCCGAACAGATTCGACTCCTGACGGTCGAACAGAATCTTGACTTGAAACTGCTTTTGCTTTTTATCGCTCATCGCTTAACTCCTTCCTCACCGATTGATTGACACGCGCCCGCATAATTCTGGTGTAGACTTTCTTGCACGCACGAGGGCTCTTGCCCCAAAGGTCGAATTGACCGCTTTAAGATTTCGATACTTCATAATTAAAATAGCCGTTAGAACAAAGTTCTGTTCCGCACTTGAACTGGGTGCAGTACATATTGCAGATAAATGTCCTCGCGGTAGTTTGGAAAGTTCCTGCGCTCGTAAAGTCGAATGCCCTTCTCCGCCGCACCCCAGTGCAGAATAAAGTCTCCGTTGCCGAACATCTGCTCGCATTGCAAGTGCAAATGCTTCATTGCCATATAGTCCACGTATTGGCAGAGATTCGAACCCGCAGTGACATCCACCTTTCGAGGTCCATACCGTGACACCAAGTATCCGCCATCGCGCTCCTCTCCATTCGGAATCTCCAAAATAGAGTAGCCGACCAACTTACCGTCCAGCCAGAAGTACAACGTCTGCACTCGGTCGCGAACCTCAGCGAGGTGGTGCGCGAAAAAGTTCTTATCGTACGAACTCGCAAGCCGCGCCCCGTATTTCTTGCCAGACGTGTTGTCCCAATTCTTTATGAAGTGGAATAGTTCCTCCAACGTCGGGGTGTCCTGCCTGATTTCAATTGCCGACTTACCCCAGCGGCGAACTTGATACGCCATATTGTAGTTTTGCGAGCGCGGATTGTCTACGAACTCTTTGTTGATTAAGGACACCTCGGCTGGCATCTTGCTTGCCGACTTGACCTCGGGTCGCTTTTCCGTTACGTAGAAGTACGAAATCTTTGTAGCCGTCGGGTCGTAGAAGTCTTTGTCATACGCGCGGATGTCTTTCGTGTCCATCTTGTTCGGATACATCACCATACGCTCGTAGTCAATCGCTGAGCGCATTCCGCTGACGTATCGAATAATAAGCTCATCTGCGTAAGTTGTCATTAAACCCTCCACTCTGCTTTGCGAACCCCACGCCGAGCATTCGCAACTATCTTTTGTGCTTCTACAATTCTCTCAGTCGAAACCCTAATTGTTTCTTCTGAAACGTTCTTGCTGTTTTCGCTCAACGAGCAGTACCGCAGATTCGAAATATGGTTGTTTGTCTTGTCGCGGTCGATATGGTCAATCACCATTCCTTCTGGGCGTTCACCCAAAAAAGCGAGCGCGACCAGACGATGAACAGTCGTGCGAACGTGGCGCACCCGAACAGTAAGGTAGCCGTCCGAATTGCAATCCTGCTTGTAAACATAATCTCGCTCTACGTCCCTAATGACTTTCCCGTCCTCCGAAACATCGAGTTGAACCGAACGCCCCAACTTGTTAACCCAAAAATCGATTATCATCTCTTCACCACGTTCACAATCTTCCCGTCGTGATTGAACATCGACTCATAGGTATCCTTTATCAACTTCTTGCCTTCTGGCGAGTTGAAAATCTCGTCGACAAAACTCACCGCCCCTTGACATCCTTTCGCACGTGTCGCGATTTCTGTCGGAATAAGGTCGTTGAACGCAGACCGCAACAGCCACTTGTTCACGCGCTTGCCCTGTAACTTGCCGTCCTTGAATCTCGGCGGCACGTTGCTTGCGAACTCGAGAAACTCGCGGTCGCTGAATGGGTCGACGTACGAAATCCCGCCAGCGTTGAGCATAACCTTTACCGAACGGTTCGGATTAATCCACGCCTTGTTGATGAGTTTCGTTCTCGCGTCCACATACTGCTCGTCGCGCCACGACCACCGCTCAATCTGCGGATAACTTGCAAAAATCTCGTCGGACAGGTCACCGCACAGCGCGGTAATGAATCCGTCTTTGGCGGCGGCTTTGGCAAGATAGTATTGACCGACCGCGCTCGTGATTTGAGTCCAATTCGAGTCCTCGTTGAAATAGATAATCTCGTTGAGGTCAGCCAGCACCTGCTCCTGCGTCACAATGACCTCGGTCAGCGGAATGTCTAACTCCGCCGCTGCCCGTCTCGCATAGTAAAGGTCGGCTTTGCCTTTGTCACCGACTGAGAACGTGTACGCCGTTATGTCGGGCTTGAACTTCTTCGCCAGAGCCGCACACACCGTGCTGTCAACGCCGCCAGAGAGGAACACGCACATCCCGTTGGTGTTGTTTACAATCTTCGCAACCGCCGACGTCAACAGGTTGCGAATGCTCGTCAGCACCGACTCATCAGTGCCATCGTCCGCTATCAGTTCCCTGCTTATGGTCGAGTAAGAGCCGACGTAGAACATACCGTCCCGCATCGTAATATACTCGCCCATCCCCAGCAGTTTGACGTCCTTCAACGGCAAGCCGAAAAAGCATTTGAGCTCACTGGCGATGAGAATCTTGTTGCCGAACAAATTCTTCTGGCGGTAGTAATACAGTGGCACGCGACCGAGATAATCCCCTACCACCAAAAGCTCTCTGGTCTTGGTATCGTAGTTGAGGAAACCCACCACCCCGTCCACATTGGCGAACGACTTGATGCACCCTGTGACCAGTGGTCGAAAGTCTGTGCCATCAAACAGAATCGAGTCGGACACCAGAACGGCATCACCGTCCACCACCAGCTCGTCCCCGCCGATGACAACATCACCGACCATTTGCAGGTCATACGCACGCTTGTGATGGTTAATCTTTTCAAAGCGCAACGCAGTGTCATTAAAGCCTTGTGAAAATATCATTGACATAATTAAATCTCCGTACTCATATTATACCAAAAACGGTGGATAAAATATCCACCGTCGGTAATCAAAATGGCTTCGACATCCAATTGCACCGCGTACAGCACCAACGCCGACCGTACGTGAATATCGTCTCGACAGTGTGAACCGTGCATCTCGCACCACATTTCGGACAGGTCATAGCTCCTCCTTAATACGAACGCTTGTCTGCGAGCGCGTCGTCCTTTGCCTTGTATTCGGCAATAAGGTCGGGGTTGTCGTACACGTTGCCCACAACCTCTAAATCGTCCATGACCTCGCGCGAAAGCGGCTTTAACGTTCCTTTCAGTAGAAACCCGCAAGGCAGGTACTCTTGATACTCGTTTCGGCAGGTGACTTCATACGCCAGCACTCGGTCATTCCCGCCGTGGTCGTTGAAGTACCACAGCACGATGTCGCCGTCGAAAATCATTTGATGTTTTCGGTCGACCGCGCCAGACCATTGCCGAATGGTTTCGGGTATGCAGATGTACGACATCATCACACCCTTTTCCTCTCGCTCGATGCAGTATTTCAGGTATGCTGGATTCTCTTCGGTGTTGCGGCGTTTGGTTAAGTAGCCGTAAACGTATGGGTCACCCGCGAGGAAACCCTCGGGGTCTTCCTGCGGCTCGACAGGCTTGCCCTTGAACACGACAAAATCGGCTGCGATTTTCCGCTCGAACGGCGGTGTGATTAAATCAAGTTTCATTTCTTTACCTCCTCGAACCAACCAGAGCCGAACATAGCAGTCGGACTGCTGAACGTGATTGTGCTTTTCCCGTCCAGAGTCTTGCCCTTGAACTTGAGCCGACCCAGCTCCCACTCGTCGTAGTCGAACACAAGAATAGAACCCTTGCGCAGAACCGCATAGTCCTTGCCCGCGACCAGATTGGGATACATCGCTTTAGGACTCTCAACGTCCCACGTATCTCCGTCATAGTCGAAGTAAAGCGTCTGGGTTGTACGAACCGTAATCGGCGTTTTGTCGACACAACTCCAAGTGCCGTTAAAGAACACCCAGTGAGTCTCCGCGCCAGACAGCACCGCAGTGTCCCCGTCCCTCGGCGAGGTTCTGATGCTCACCAGCGAGTCGAACACGCCAAGAAAACGCTCGTTGTGAGTAAGTTCGGGAGCTGAACCGCTTTCTTTGAGGTCGTCCTCGCTGCGCTCCGTGTTCATTTCCTTGACCAGCTCGGCAATGAACTCGCCGCTCGCAACCTCTTTGTAGTCATCTACCTTTTCGGGCAAATAACGCTTGCAGAGGTAAAACACCATCGCCAGAGTTTGGTCGCTCGCGTTGTTTATGAATTTGAGGAATTCCTCTTTCGCCGTCATACTCTAACCTCCCACTTTTTCGCATTCGCTCTTGCGCGGTTCGCCGCTTCACGCTCCTGTTGCGCCTCGTTCGGCTTGCCGACCTTTTCCAAAATCTTTGCACGCTCATCGTGCTTGCGGGCGGCTTCCCGCCACTTCTCCGCCGTCGTCATTTCTCGCCTCGCAATAAGGTCATATCAAATCCGCTGTTGATGAAACGGTTGCATAGGTCTCTGTTACACCCGTTGCCCAACTTGACGTAAATGTCTTCCCAGTCAGCCGCCGGAAAGTCCGTGCCCAGATAACGGTTAACGCCGCGCGAGATAAAGTCGTGCAGTGCCTCGCTCTTTGCGTCGTCCGTTCCATAAACGGTCTTGAAAGCCGCACGCGAAAAGCATATGAGTAGTTTGGCTTGAACATCGCGCTCGCACGCGCAACAATTCAAAATAAAGTACGTGTTGCTTTCACGGTGCGCTATGAACTCCTCGTTGTCGTTGATAATGCTACCTGGAAAGCACTTGAATAATTTGCGTTCAAAATCGTACATAAAACTTGCCTCCGCTTACGTATACAACGGCGCGAATAAAGTGGGTAAGAAAAGAGGACGGCTCTCGCTGTCCTCTTTTCCGCCGCCTTACTCTTCCCAGAAATTTTTCTTTTTCTTGGGGGCTGCCGCCGCAGGTGTCTTCGCGGGCGCGGGAGCAGGTTTTGCCGCTGCGGGCTTCTTTCCCGAAACCGCTGCGGGAGCCTCTTCCTCTTCCGCCGCTTCCTCTTCTTCGACCTCTTCGTCTTCTTCCTCGGCTTCTCCTTCGGCGGGAGTAAGCTCGGGCATCGCATACGCGTCGCTATCCTTCAGCGGGAAAAACGAGTAGGTCGCGTCGAGCGTGCCCGCCTTCGAGCAGGTAATCTTGTAGACGGTGTCGATGATGTCTCCGCCAGCCGCTTCGAATAAGGGCAACAGCGTGTCCGCACCGAACCGCGCCGACCTGTCCCAAGTCATCATTTCGAAAGCCGACTTGCTGGTATATACCGCGACTTTCAATGACATGGTCCATTTGCCTTCGGGCGTGTCCCAGATAACCTTCTTGGTCGCGGGGTCGTAGAGTTTCTGACGGCACTGAATGTCCTCGGGCTTCTCGTAGCAGAAACGAACAATCTTGATGTTCTCCTTCGGCGTGAACTTCAGAAACGCTCCGTTGTTCTCAGGTGGCATTTGTGCAAATTTCGCTAAATCCATTTTACATTCTCCTTTTTATTTAGATTGGTTCCGCATTTAGCAAACGGACTTCCTATTTCAGTATACAAGGTTTGCGAATTTCCTTGCATATCGTGAAACCTTTTTCGCTAAGGGTCTAATTCTTAAAATATAACTCGCCTTCAACCCTCATTAAATAATACAAAACGAAAGCGGGATGCTTGCACATCCCGCCAAAATTTATTTAGTTTGCGTACGAGGGCTTGAGAATTGGAAGTAACTTCGCTTTCAGATTTTCCATCTGCCGCGCCGTGAACTTGATGCCCTCCGCTTCGAAATCCTTGTAAACCTGATTCTTCGAATCGCCGCCGAGCAGTTTTTTGCAAACTTTCAACTCGGTTTCGTCACAAATGCGCTCCAGCGCATCCATGAACATGTATTCCTCGTATCCGCCGTCGACCGTTCCCGCGATGCCTGCAATAGAGATGGGGTCTTCGCCTTCGGGAGCAAGGTCGCTCTCGTTGATGTTCTTAGAGAGGTCTCTCTTGCTAACCTTCTTCGGGTCGACCTCTTCCTCGTAGACGGCGCGGGTGCGTTCGTTGCCCCACGCATCGACTACCGTCGTTGTTTCGGCTACGCCCTGCGCGTTCATCTTGCGAACGCGATGGTCACCGAACAGGTATTTGCACTTGTTGATGAACAGCTGCTCGGCACGCCATTTATAAATGCCGACCGACGTGGACTCAATGAGCGTTTTCGTAAAATCAAGCTCCCGAACCTGCTTCTCTTTCACGACCTTGGTATATTTACCGTTGACCGTCTGCCAGACTTCCTCACGAACTGTCCTATAGACATAATTGCCGTTTTCGTCAGTCTTGTACGGAAAGGTATCCATCCACAAGTCGATTAAGAGTTGGTCCTCTTCGCCGTCCAGTGAGCGCAAGCCCCACTTATTCATCAGCCCGTTCAGGTGCACGCACACCTGGTCAAAGACCTCTTTCTCTCTCTTCGTTAAACCACTCAAAGTGTTACGGAACATATGTACAATCCTCCTAAGTCGCCTGGACGTCGCAGTCCCTCCAGCGATGTATTTACTGTAGCACAAAAGAAAAAATTACGCAAGCAATTTGCGCAACTTTCTCAAAAATATTTTCAAAAAGATTTCCAAGCCACAGTACTATGATGATAGGAAAATATGTTCAATAATCGAAAATGTTGAAAACAGACTTCGCACCTTCGATTCTTTTGAGTAATGGCAGGTCCCTCTTGACGTCGAAATCCTCTTTGGCAATCAGCCAATTGTAAATCCTCGGCAACAGGTCCGCACGCGCACCCACCCGCGCAACGCACCGAAAGAACTTGTGATAATCGTTGCGCAGAACCGCGTCGAAAATGTCTTTCTCCAACACCGAGATGTCGGGATAGGTCTGCTCGTTTTCCACTTCCAGCTCCAGCAGTTCTGGAAAATCGGCGAACTTCTTTATCTGACTTTCCGTCAACAGACCAGAGTCAATGACCACTTTCATATCCCTGGAAATCGGAAACGTCCTCTCCTTCTTTTTCGGCATTACGAACAGCGGCATCTTAGTCCACCCCCGTCAAGCACAGCGTAATCAGTCTGGTCTTTGCATCCCTCGCGTCCGTAATCCTTGCAAGTTTGTCGAGGAACAGACCGAACACGCGCGGGCTATGCTCTTCGTAGATTTCCGCGAACGCCGCCGCTTGTTTTGCGTCCCTCAACTTCATCGGCTGAATATTGAAATGTGCCATCATCATATCGAGCAGAACGCCCTCAAGACGGCACTTCCAATCAAAGAAGTCCACGTCAAGCTGCTTGATGACTTTTAGCCCGTTCTTCGGCTGCTTGTCAAGCGTCGATTTGATAAACGCACGCATACCCGCCGTGTCTGGAATGCCGAAAAGTTTGTTGAACTGTTCCTCGGTTTCGACTTCGGAGTAAACGCACTGCTGCAAGTTCTTCACCGCGTCGCGTACCTGCCCGTTGCAGTTCCCTGCAATAAGGCGTAGCACCTCGTCGTTGAGTTCCTTCCCCTCCGCTTCCAGAATGGTCTTGAGCCGCCCAATGATAACGTCTTCCTTTACAGGATAATATTTGAACGTCACCGCGCGACCGCGAATCGTGTTCGGTACCTTATTGAACTCCGTCGTGCAGAAAATCCAAATCGTGGAATCGTTCGGCTCTTCGATTGCTTTCAGTGCCGAGTTCCACGCGCCGTTGGACAGCATGTGTGCCTCGTCGATGATGACCACCCGATACTTGTTCACCAACGGCTGCAAACGCACGAGGTCGAGAATCTCGCGCATGTTGTCCACGCCGTTGTTGGATGCCGCGTCGACCTCAAGAATGTTCGCGTCCAGCATATTCCCGTAGATTCGTGCAACAGTCGTCTTGCCGCACCCAGACGTGCCCTGGAATATCATCGTGTGATATGGGTCGTCCAAAGTCGACTCCAAAATCCTCGTATTTACTTTTTGACCGACAACCTCATCAAAGGTTCTCGGGCGATAGACATTCTCCCATTTTTCCATCGTTTCGCCTCCTAACTGCCTCGGAAATTTTTCGCTTCGTAGCCTCCGAATGCTTTCTTCCCAATCCTGCTATACGCAATTTTTCACGTGTCTCTTCCGAAACAACCCGACCTAGCATCTTTGCTCTCTGCCTTTCGGTGCAAGTTCCATAATTCCTGTTATAACTTCGAGTGCACCACTCCAAATTATCCGCGCAATTATTATGCTTATCTTCGTCCTTATGATTCACAAATGGCAAATCATCTGGATTCGGAATAAAGGCTTGCGCCACCAGACGATGCACCAGCTCGCTCTTGCGAAAACCATCCCTGCACAATATCACCGAATGATATTTCCCGCCGCGACATTTCAAAATCTTTGTAACTCCGTACTCGGTTCGTTGAACAGAGCGAACCCTGCCCAAAGTTGAAACCTCATACAGACCTTCCCAGCCTGAAATACTTGCCCACTTTTCCATGCTTAACGTATACCGCTAAAACGGCACTTTCTGACCGAACACCTGCTCACGCAGAGAAACCGCCTCGGGCAGTTTTGATGCCAGATTCAAATAAGCCTTCTGCAACTCAATCGGCTGCTTTACAAACTCCTCCATTGTGAATGGGTTCAGTGTGTCTCGGGTCGAATATCGTAAATGTCACATTTCTTTTCCTCGTTGAGAAACGGACAAGTCATATCGTATGTAGCCGTCATTCCCATTTTGAGTTGCGTGTGCGGTTTGTAATGATGCGAGCGCACGAACTTGCGAAGTGTGTCAAGCTCCTTCTTAGTAACAGGAAAAATATCCGAACAGCAACCGCCACAGCACGAGCAGTGCCCGCCTACGCAGTGGTTCTCAGTCTCCCGAAGTGGTCACCGAACACACTCTTTTGAAATGCTAACGCCCTAGACATTTTGGTCCTCCTGGTTTGTACGGCGGGTCGATTTCATCGCACCACGCGTACGGCTTTACATACCCGTCCTGCTTGTCGCAATAAAGCACCAACTTTCCAAAATCTCTGTCGTGAGGTGAAAGCGTCTTTATAATCCCGTAATGCCGATGCCCGTTCGCATCCACAGTGTGGACACATTCGCAACAATGAGGTCTGCCGCCGATTCCAATTGACGGCTCGGTATAATTGAATTTACACACCCGCATCATATTAGTCCATGCTCCCCCATTCATCAGTATCGTTCGAGCCTTGACCGAGATTGTTCTTTGCCTGACGGCGAGCCTGTTCGTACATATGATAGGGCATTTCTTCCCTTGCATACTCGTTTATGTATCGACCGATGGTTGACTTGCTGCAACCGTAGAACGCCGCCAGAGAGCGAACCGACCGCCCAGTCTCGATGTACGTGGTGAGAATCCTCTCAACACACGAGGTCTTGCTGCCCATTCGTTCAAGTTTTGGATTCCTCCGCACAGGCGGTGGATTGAATCGTTTGTCCCATTTCGCCATAACTACTCTCCCAAAGAATAAATCGGACACTTCTCATAAATCGGCTTCAAGTTCTTGTACTCGTTATGCCTTGCTAAAATTGGTTTGTTCTGCTCCACCCGCGCGTTGACCAGAGCGATGAGTGCCCAGCACGCGACATTGCTCACGTACCCGATTGGCTGCGCGAGATTTTCCATAATAAGGAAATCGCACTTCTGTGCCTTAGAGATAAGGTCATCCGATGTTCCGCGCTCGCGGGCAGACTTCAACTCAGCGAAAAGTACCGCACAGTCGAGGACGTATACCGAGCCGTGTGGCTTCAAGTCCTTAATCGCCGACAGAACATACTTCTCACATTTCTTCTTTGCTCCATCGATTGTGACGAACATCATGCCCTCCGCCACGCACTCAATAAAGCTCTTCTCAAGCATCGGAAACTCTTCCTTGTGTTTCCGAATCACGCGATACCCGTGTGCCGCCTTCAACTGAGCCAGAGCAATAGCAGGGTCTTTCTCCAAGTGGTCAATCTGCCGTTGGAAAGCCTCTTTCGTCATTCCCGTGGGGAAAGAAAAAAGCCACTTCTCTATCGCGTCCAAAACCTCAATAGAGAAGTCGCCTACCGACCGCAGTAAACCTGCTTTTTGAAACTCTACTTTAGGCTGTTGAATAACGACGTCGTTCTTTTCCTTTTCTACTTCGTCAAAAAACTTCATCTTCACCATGCCTACATATACAAAACTTACACGCGCACTACCACACTCGAAAACTGATATTGGTCTCCTTTCCAATGCGCCTTGATAACCTCAGACGAGGTAGCCACAGGGATGGGTGTGCCGTAACGTTGCGACAGCGCGACAGATTCGTTGGTCAGCGTCTGCAACTGCGTCACAACGCCATCGACCGTGTCTCCACTCGCCATAAGCGAGAAATCGGGTACCATACCGTAGTACGGTCCGTCTCCAATAACCACCGCGACATACAAAGTCTCAGTCATAATTTGCCTCCCAATGTTCAAAAACAGTGTCCAGCTCCTCTTTGCTTACGAATAAGGCTGGAACACTTCTAATATCTGCGCCGTCAATATACACCGCAGTCATTCGTCCCTTCTTGATGAAACGCCGAACAGAAACCTGCTGCGAGTTTGATAAAAACTGAATCCATACGCACCCACACGACTCGCCTAACTCTTTCATGCGCTCGCGCGTCTTCGCCCACAGCATTGGCTTGGGCATATCTTTCTTGAGCGGTGTCGTCCGTTTTGGCGGGGTCTGTCGAACCCTCCCACTCGGATACCGACCTACGACCATAGCCCTCGCTTGAGAACGGCAAGCCAGCACCTGTCCGCAAGGTCTTCCAGTGTCGCATTTGCCAGAAATAAAGTGGATGCAGGTATGGCAAAGACCAGACTCGAGCGAATCTGGTTTTGGTTGTAGTAACTTAGTTGCTTCCTTCAATACCAACACCTGCCAATGTTTTCATTACTTTAATACAACATCGGTGCCCGCAGATAAATACTCCACCAGCAACTCAGATGCAAGCCCGCACGCAGAGTCAAAATTGACTCCTTCGTACTGCTCTTTCTGCTCGCCGCTGCCGATAACATCGCACACAGATTTGAGCGACACCAGCCGCACGCCGAACTGCGAACACGCCGCCGCGATTCCGAACAGCTCCATATCCACGTAATAAGGCTCGCCGTCCTGCGGCAGTTCGTTCGGGTCAGTGCAGAAGTGGTCCTGCGTGAAACAGGTACGCGTCTTCTCCGCCGTCGCGACTTCAAGCACTGGTTTGCGGAACGCTTCTCCGTCCACCGCACTCGTGTCAAAGTCGTTGTTGCACACACGATGTATCTGCACGCACTTTGCGTCGCGCGCCGCCACGTCGTTGCCGCCGCAGACACCCACGTTGATGCACAGCACGTTGGTAAACTCCTGCGGATTGAGGGCGAAAACGGCATTGAGAGCCATCGAGGTACTCACTGCCGCATTGACTTTGCCAACACCCGTGATAACGCTCCAGATATCCGTGCGACCGAGCAAACCCAACTTCGTCAGCGCGGGCTGCACGATTTTGTCGCGCTCCGATTGCATAGCAGTAAAGATGAGTACCTTTGGGAACTCCACCTTGACCTGCTCCTCTTTCTTCGCCTCTTCCTTGATAGGCTCAGCCGCTTTTTCTTTCTTTTCCATTTCAGTTACTCCTGTATTTATTGAACGGATTTGAGCCGTCCGAATCGTCATCGTCCAACGCCTCATAGTAGTCATCTTTATTATAGGAAATAAACTCCGACGTGGCATTGAAATCGTCAAAATCGGGATAGTCCAATTCAAGAATATCGGCAATCGCTTTCGCATACGAAATCATTTTATCCGTCGCGCCGCGCTTTGGCTGGCGAGCAGTTTTGCTCGGATGCTCGCCCATAAACTCCATGAGGTTCATTCGCTTCTTTTCCATGCTCACCTCAGAACGGCAAGCCGTCGTCCTCTTCTTCCAACTTCAAGCACTTAACGTCCTCTTCAAACGTCGCCTTGATGTCAGCGAGATGGACGTACAGCGCAAGCTGAACCGTGCCGAACACATTCGAAATCGTTTTCGAATATCCCTTGTCATCGTCCTGATTTCCCATGTGAAACGAGATTGCCTGAATCTCGGGGAAGTAAAGTCTGATGAACTGCTGCGCCACAATGACCGACTTCGAGCCGTGCCCCATAATCGGCATCGCCTCGTCAATCGTATAAACCTGCACCTCTTTCCAAGTGCCGTTCTCTTTCACGTTGCGCGAGGATACCTTGTAGAAGTCCACTTTGCACAGGTCGTGCAAGAGTGCAACGATGATGATGTTCTCGTGGTCGACTTCCTCGTCGCGAGTGGTATACTCTTCGAGCGATTCCCACTTATCGCCGTAGTAAAGCCTCATCATGTTGGCGTACACGTTCAGAGAATGCTGCGCCAGACCGCCGACACACGACAGATGATACTGCGTGCTCGCGGGCGCGGTAAAGTAGTCTCTCTTTTCCAGATAGGAAATCAGTTTGTCGATTCCTTCGCGTCCCGTAAGGCGCAACAGCCGAATGATTTCCTGTTTGTTTTCCTCGATTTTTTTCTGCGTAAGTCCTTCCACGTTATCCCTCCGAATTCATGCGGCACTTGTTCAACGCCACATACATAATAAGTTTGTCGACTAAGGCGTCGACCTTACCCAGCGAGTCGCAATCACGAATCGCGTTTTCGATTTCCAGCTCTTGCAGACTGAGGTCAGCGCAACTGACGTCCTGCCGCAGAGTTGGAATCCTCTTTGCCTTCACAGCCGAAATCAAGTCCGACTCAATAATCATCGCCATAATTCCTCCAGATGGTTATACAAAATCCCTCACGCAAACCTCATACGCCGTTTTCGGTTCGCCATCCTTCGTGTATGCTCTCGAATGAAACTGCGCCGAAATCAGCGTAATCTCACGACCCTTCTTCTTATAGCGAATAAGCCTATCCGCCGTCTTGCCGAACGCAATGCAGTTGTAATAGTCCTGCCCGTCCGCGACCACGAAGTCCACAATCTTGCGCAACGTCAGCGGCGTTGTACGCAATTCGTCGACACGAACCACCACGCCCGACTCAACGGTCAGCTCGTTCGCATACATCCCCTCAGAGGACTGATGTAAATCACCCAGACCGAACCACGCCTTGCGGTAACGACCGCCCTCTGAAATAGACTGCGTGCGGAGTATACCTGAGAAGTGAACCCACGCACCCTCCGCCGCGTCTCCATCCGCAATAATCGGGAGCAAATGCTCCTTGCTTTCGGTGCGAAAAGATATGTACTTCTTTTCGTCGATGTGTCTCATTTGACCCATCAAAGTTAACTTGCTCATTTGTTCAATCCTCCAAGTTTTATTTGTTCGTGTCTTCGCCGCCCTCTTCTTCGTCATTCTCCAACGGCGGCAAGGTCGACTCGTCCACCTTTTCCGTCTCTTCCTCGAACACCGATTTCAGATAGGCAATATGCTCCGCCGTCAGCGACTTGCGGAAAGCGTCTTTGCCAACGCACGAGTGAATGACCTCGCCCGTCTCCTTGTTAAGTAACATAAGTTTGCTGCCAGCGGTTTTGATAATGCCCGCCGACACTGCTGCATTATACAGGTCGAATAGGGTGTCAAGTCCGTTGTCGGAAATGACAAAGCTGGCAATCTTTTTGCGTCCCATCTTGTTGCAGGTCTTGTCCTTGATTTTGCAAACCGAGATTTGCGTCATAGCGGGATTGTCGACCTTTCTTCCCATTTCCTTGCCGCTTGCGTCCAGAGGAACAGCCGTAACCTCGAAACGCACCGAGCAAGCGTGTTTCCACGCTCTGCCGCCTGGCGTCAACGTCGGTGCACCGTACTGGCTGAAATTATCTCTCAGCTGATTCAACCCGACGTAAATCGTCGTATCGCGATGGCGCAGTAAGGCTTTCTTCAGTTTCTTGCAGAACTTCGACAGAGGTCCTGCAATCGGTGCCATCGTGCTGTCCTGCACGTCTTTCTGTTCTTCCTGCCCGCTCTCCAGCGAGGGAATATCGTCCAGCACGCACATCGAAACCTCACCAGAGTTCAGCAACTCCGTGATGGTATCGTACGTCTGTTCCGCCGACAGGTTCTCGGGGCTTACATAAATCAACTTCGAGTTGTCCACACCGAGAATCTCACCGTAAACAGGGTCATACGTACCCTCAGAGTCCACCCACACGCAGTAGAGCTCTGGAACCTCTCGCTGCATCGCTGCCACAAAAATGGATGCCAGCGTCGATTTGCCCGCGCTTTCTGCGCCGTAGATTTCAATCGCACGTCCGAACGGCAGTCCGCCCTGCAGAATGTTGTCGAGAGAAATTATTCCCGTCGGCAAACGTCGAATGTCTTTGACCGTAACGCCGAACGATGCCGTACCTTTTCCGTATGACCTGTTCACCACTTTCATAATATCAATTATAGCCATGTGCTTCTCCTTACACGTCGTTGTTTACTTTGGGATTGCGTGCTTCGAAAATGTTGCGCACCGAGAAAATCAGCATCTCAAGCTGACTCCAGAGCGCGTTGACGTGCTTCGCCATATACTTTGCAACGTACTGCTTGACCTGCAAGTCATTCGTTGCAACCGCCGCCATCGTTCTCGCGTCCGTCACCTTGCCTCCAGCGTTCTGCGCCATCACGTCTGCTTTCACGCGCTCGATTTCCGCGTCCAACAGGTCGACCGACAGCAGACAGTCCACCTCGATACATCTCAGCTCTCCGTAGAGCGTGGGAATAGAGAATAGCCAATTGGCTACCTGCTGGGTGCTGATGGTGTCCACCCCGTTGATAAGCGCGCTCTTTACGTACTCGATGAACTCCTTCGCGGGAGCGACCATCGGCTCAAGCTCAGCCATCGCGCTTGCTTTTACTTCGTCAATACTCAATGCCATTTTTAATTCCTCCGTTGATATCATATACAAAAGCCATCGAATTCTCGATGGCTTTTATTCTTATTCGACTTTCGCGCTCTTTTTCTTTTTACCTTTCGGCTTGTCCACCATCGCGTCGCGCTGCGCCGCATCGTCGACAGGGTCGTCATCGGGGTCGAAATCCTCCTGCACAATCGGCGTGTCCATATCGACCGCACAGCAAACGAACGTCGCGTCCGCAGTTTTCAGATACAGATTGCCGCCGACCAGCTGCACTCCGCACTTGTCGTCCGTTGCAATAGAGCTGAGGTTGCTGATGTCAAAAATCTCGCCAGAGCCTTCCAACACGAACGGCTCGTAATGGTCTTTGTTCACCGCGATGCGTCCGTCCTTAACGTAGAGCATCGTGCCAAAGTTTGCCAGACGAGAAATCGAACTCTTCAACCCAGACACGTCCGTGAACTCGGGCAGGTCTGCGAACGCGCCGCGAGATGCATCCCACCACGCGAAGTCGGGCAGTTTCGGCAACACCGCAACAATGCGGTACACGCCGAACGAAATGTACAGCCTTCCCTCAATGATGCCCCATTCCGCCTCTGCTCCGTTGAGCATCGAATGGAGTCCCTCGGGAACGGCGAACGGAATAGAGCTCTTGAACTTGCCACTCACGCCCGCCACAATAGAGTCGGATGCAACGCACCCATCCTCGTCGACGTAGACCGTGTTCAGCTCTTTCTGCAACGGCGATTTGCTTGCCGCATTCTCCACGCCGCCGAAATCGAATACCGACTTGTTCGGCAGTTCGGGAAAATCGAAAGTCGGAATGTTCTCCGCCTTTACCATATCCAAGTCGTATTTTGCGCCGTTGAACAGCACCAGCCTCACGACATTGTCTTTGAGAGCAATCCTCTTCAAAGACGGAGCGAACGTGCAGAATAATTTTGCATCGACATAGCAGTCGAACTCCGCATCGCACCCCACGTTGATAAAATCGTCGCGCACCCAGTAGATGGTGTCGTAACGCTCCGCCACCAGATGCCCCTCTTTCGAATAGATATGCGCCACCAGCGACTCGGGGATGTATGGCTCAAGTTTCAACTTCTCAATCATGTTTTATTCTCCTTGCGTTTGCTTCACTATTGAATTATACAAAATTTCGGCGATGGACAACACCACCGCCGAAATCTTTTGGTCTTAGTCGTAGAAACCAGCCTGGCTGAATAAGGTGTCAACCGCGCGGTCTACCATTTCAGCGACTTCATGTTCCTGCAAGTCTTCCAACTTCGTGTGCCCTGCGTTGCGAAACTCGCAACAGTCTTTCTGGCTTTCAAACATCTTCTTCAAGACGTCATCACCGACCACGATTGTGAACTGCTTGTCTTCCATGAGTCCTTCCTCCTTTCAATAAGATTTGGAGTCAGTTTCACGAACCCTAAGTATCCCTTTCAACCTAACAGGCATCGTCCATATTTACGTATACAGGTCAATCCATCAAATCTTCGTCGTCTTCGTCTTTTTCTTTCGCCTTGTTTATGCTCAGCGCGTTGCGCACAGAGGACACCGCGTCAGTCCTTTGCAAAATCTTACCCTTGTCAAAGTCAACTGTGAACTCCCACTTCTGTCCCTCGCCGTCGAAGTCACGCGATTTCAACACCTTCATAATCATAAGGTCTTTCGCTTTACGCCACGAACCCAGAACCGCCGATGCATCCTGCTCAAAACGACCAGAGCCGAGCAACATATGTAATTGAGGTTCGTTGTCTCCCGTCGCTTCACGATTAAGCTGCAAGACCTCTACAAACGGCTTCTTCAATGATTTTTGAATCGCCGTCAACTGCTTTTGCAGTTCCGCCAACTTCGAGTGGTCTTCCGAACCCACCCCACGCGTGCTCGCAAGCTGCATGCCGTTGATTTGGTCAAGCACCACTACATCAAGGTTCGCCCCGACAATGAATGCCTGAATGTCCTGCGGGGTGGCGAACCGACCGCCCAAGTCCTTCGGCGTCAAGACAATAAAGTCTCCTTGCCAGTCTTCGAGCGAGTCGATGTAGTCGTGCCAGTACGAAACCTCTTTGCCACGCGTGATGGCGTAGTTGGAAACGCCACCCGCAAATGAGTCGAACCTTGCGCCCACTGCTTCCGCCGCCATTTCGGACGAGTAGAACCCCACTCTCAAGCCCTGTGCCGCCATGTGCGTTGCGATGCTTATTGCAAGCATCGATTTACCTTGACCTGGACGAGCCGCCACGATGAGAATATCATCCTCACCAATGCCACCAGAGATGTCATCATACGGCTTGATGCCGATTGAGCATCGGATGCCCGCACGCTTTTGGAAAAAGTCGATACGGCTCGGTGCGTTTTTGAGTATGGACGTTCCCATATTCATAACTTCTTTGCCACGAACCGCCGCCAACGAATCCCTCAGCCAGAGCAGTGCGTCTTTTGCAGACATCTTCCCAGCCTTCGTGTTGAATTCCTCCAACAGCGGCGCTGCTTGCTTGACGTAATCGTCGTCAATAAGGTTCTTCTTGTAATAGTCCCAATCCTCGGTGAACTCTGGCATCGTGACCTGAAAATGGTCTTCAAAGGTCGCTACCAGAGGTAACGACCCATAAGTCTGGTAATGCTCTCGAATCCAATTCGACTCAGACGAGTTGTCCAAGTACTGCAATTCTTCAGGCTTACCCAGCGATAAAAAACTTTTGAATAAAGCCAGCTCCATTATTCTGATTCACCTCTCTTCAGAACATTTATACAAAAACGTCTCCTCTGTGCTTCACGCATTTCAGAAGTCCATCGTTCAGAATGGTTGGCTTTCTTATCACCCTCAGAAATCTTTTTCTTGGTCTCCTCGGAGCAAGGCGAACGCTTCTTCCCGTTCTTCCTTGCAAGTAACATACGTGCCTTAAATTCTGGGTCTTCCCATCTCTTTTTGCATGTCTCACTCTGCTTACGTCGGCTTTCTTCTGAATGTGGCTTTCCACGCAACCCAGCCGATATATTATCATTATGACGTCCACGCTTTGAATCACCTATTTTCTTACGTGCTTCATCAGAATGAGTAAAATGAAATCCGCTAGAACCGTCCCCGCCATCTGAAATATTATACAGTGCAACTCCACTATCTCTGAACGCCTGAATAAGTGTCCTCTCAAAGAAACATAAATCCTCTTCCGACTCTGCAAACAACAATGGAACTACAGAAAAATTGCACCTCCCGTACTTCCTTAATGCATTCTTAAGATGAACCCCGCTTCCAAAATACTTAGGATTAAAAACAGGGCTCCTACTCATTCCGATGTAAGAAACCCCGTTCAACATGTTCGTGGTTAGGTAGATATAGCCGTAATCCAAGTCAACCCTCCTGCACAATCGCATATATGTCATCAAGCAGTTTTTGCATTGGCAAACGAATAGCCTCATCTTCGATTGCCTTGATGGGCGCAACCTGCGCAAGAATAAAATTCGTCAACTTTGCGCGGAAAACCTGAGTAGGGTCGGAATCAAGCGGATTGACCTTGCCGCAGTGCGGGCAGACAACCGTAGCGCACTCCTTCCCGTCCACAGTAGCCACAGTCACCGCTGTGCGCTTTGTAACAGAATACGTACCGCCACACAGGATACAAGCCGACTCCCTTCCGACATAATCGGGTGCAGTGACTTTCTTTGGTGCTCGCTTACTTTTTAACATCGCGCAACTCCTTTATCTGCGCCTCCCTCTCTTCCGACAGGTGCGGCAGATTCATTGGATTGTTGAGGAAACGATTGAGCAGTTCCAACTTGTCGAAAAAGTCCTGGTCAGCCGCGAGAGCCAGCGCGTCATCTTTGAGCGCGAGCTGATTCTCAATGGACTGCTCGGAGTAAGAAATCTCCGCCAGAGAGTTCTCGAACTGGGCGATGATGGGATTCATAAAGAACGCGCTGTCGCCCTTGGTCTTCTGCATGTGCTTTACGACCTGAACCATGTTCATGCGCGAGGATGTAACCTGCGGCGCGGTCTCTTCGAGTTTGTCGCAGTAAGCCTTGACGTGGTACTGGAACTTCTCGATGGGGCTCATACTGCTCCAAGGTGTGCTCTCCACCGCCGTCTCCGACTGAATCATGGCGGCAAGTTTTTCTTTCTCTTCCTCGGTGCGCGTGTCGGGTTCATCGAGTTTCTTTAACGCCGCGACAGCACCCTGCAAATCCTTCTGCAAACGCTCGACCTCGCGAGCATCCTTAACGTATAAAAGGGCATTCTGAATACCCTCGACTTTTGCCTCAAGACCTTCCCTTACCTGTTCAACAATAGTGCTCATTTAATTCTCCTTCGGCGCGTTCCCAGCCGCCGCCAATTGTTTTAGTTGCGCCTTCGTCAATAGACTGTAGTCTATTTCCTTCGGGTCGTTTCCAGTGTCGATTTGAACTTTCTGCGTAATCGACCAAGACGAACCCTGATATTTCTCGAGCAGAACCTGCAACGCCGACAGGTTCGGCAAGTAGCGTTTCGTTACCGTCGTGGTGGATATTCCGTCTTCGTCCTCGGTCACGCGCTTTTCCTCAACCGTAGGTCCGAGAGCCAACGTGATGAGCGAGGACTCTAGCTCCAGCAGACGCTGCGCTCTCGAGTCCGACAGCCCACTCAAAATGGCGGTGCTGAATTCAAGGTCGGAGTCCATCTTGGAGTAGAACTCCACATTGGTCATCTCCAGCTGCTCGCACAGTTGAACCATGCTTCCCGTGATGCAGTCGCGTGCCGTTGCGTAGTATTTATACAGCTCCTTCTCGTGCTCCGTCAGATTCTCCTGCGGAATCAGACCCAACTTGCGCACTTCCAGTATCAACGGCGTTTCCGTCTTCTTTGACTTCGCCCTCGGCTTCTTTTCCGTTGCCGTCGCTACCGCCCCCCCCGCCGTTTCCTTCGTCTCCGTTTTCTTCGTCGCCATTTACCTCACCTCCCTCTTTTGGCGTGTTGCCGTCGGGCGGCAACTTATTTGCTTCCTGTTCCTTCTCCCAGCATTCGCGACAGAGGACAGGCGCATCAGGCTCGAGGGGATACGCGTGATGCGTTTCAAACCACTCGCCATTAAGGTCAACATCCGCGCCGCAAACACAGCACTTCTCGATGTTTGGTAATTCGGCTTTGGTAACCGCGAAAGACTCCGTGCCAGCGTTGAGCTGTCTGCATTTCGCCAGAGCCTCCTCCTCGGTCTTGAACACGAGGTCTTGCAGAATCATATCTCCGTTGACCTTGTACAGAACGCCGTGGTCATTTCGAATTTGAATCTCTTCCGTCTTGCCGCGCAACGCTGCAAACTGCCAGCCGAACTGAACCTGCAACCGACCTGGCACCTGCGAGCGCACTTGCTTGAACATGACGTAGTAAACCTCTTCTCCGATGTCATGTTTGAATTCCTTCATAACACTCGCATCGGCTTCGGGTATCGTTTCCTTCATAGGAATAGAGTCTTGGATGGCTTTGACTTCATCAAACACAATCCCTGATATAAACTTTGCAAGATTCTCTTTGAAAACCTTGCCCGCACCCTTGCCATCGCCGCTCTTTTCAGTGGCGAGAAACTCATTTATTTTCTTTTTTAACATAGCGTTCTCCATACAGGTCCCTCCCGACTTTATCTAGTATAGAATTTAACTTGGAAGTATTGGGAATAAGATTTCCATCTTTATCAAGTTTTGGCGAACCCGACTTGTCGACCTGTATAAGACCCAGCACCAGACAAACCTCTTTCTTGTTCATCCCTTCGCATATACATTTAATCACGTCGTTCACCAGCGGGTCGGCGTTGCTGTATAAATCGAAAAAACACCCGTCCACAGGTGGCTGGATGTTTTTATCTGGGCCATCGAGAGAATCCGTCAATGCGGCATTCTTCGCATACTTCTTGTCTGAATACGTGCCGAAAAGAGCCGCCCAGATGTAGCTAGCCGCATACGTGCTGAACTTTGCTCCAAATTCGGGTGAGTAAAAGCGGGCTGCATTGATTAAGCCGAGCATTCCCTCCTGAATTAAATCTTCGTCATATATTCCTCTTTTATGTACCTGGGCGTAAACAAGCCCGACATTGTCCTCAACCAATTTTCTTTGAGCATCGTTGAGAGATGCGTTACCAATATTCGCCATGTACATAGCATAGCACAAACGAAAAAATTTGGCAAGCGTTTAAGAGGGGATATTTTACAAAAGATTATTTTATTTCAGCAATCTACGAAACAGTCCTTGAAAACCTTTTTCAGTTCGTGGTACAGACATTCATAGGTGAAATTTTGGTTGGTGAACGCGCCAGTGTTCAGTGCATTTATAGACCAGTCCGAAAGCGGCGTTTTCCACTCTTTCTTGAACCCGCACTCTTCGAGCAGTTTTTGAGTAGAGAGCCTCGGCATCGGTTCTGGCTTGTCCCAGTAGTTTCCTACGGTATCCGCGTCGATGATAAACTGCTCTGCGTCATCCATCATCTTCTTGACGTGCACAGGAATATCCGCCTCAGACTTTATCTCGCGTTTGAGAGCCGCCATCTCTTTGGCGATTTCCTCGTCCATTTGCCTCTTTCTCTGCGTGCACTCTTCGAGGAACGCACGAACCGCCGCCTGACGATAGAAATACTCGTCCCTGTCCTTTTCAGACTTGAACTCGTAATAATAAACAGTCACACCAGTAGGACGGAACTCCGTCAACTCGCGAATGACTTTCAGATATTTTCCTTCAACGCTCTTTAACGCCATAACCTATCTCCTACCAAAAGAATTTGACACAACCGCCCGCGCCAGACTTTCCTGATACCCAAGCGTCGCCTCCAGTAAAGATTCTCCAACTCGTCTTGGTCGGTGTTCCACCACCGCCGCCCGCTCCGTACGCTGTGCTTCCCGCTGCCGAGTTTCCTGCACCGCCAACACCAAACATCGAGCCAGCACCACCGCCGCCACCTGCACCAGTGTACCCCGTCGTTTCATTATTCGAGTTCGTGCCTCCAGAACCGCCGCTCTTTCCGACAATCGTATTTCCAGAGTTTGCATTGTTGATGTATATAGAGGTTCCTGTCTTGCTTCCACCAGAACTCGATGCATACTTTCCAGAAACCGATGCCGTATTCGCTCCGTAATTGTAACCGCCCTTTCCTCCGACCGCACCCGAAATAGTAGATGCCATGCTACCAGTAGGGGTTGTGAATGAAACATTCTTCCACTCGGGTCTCGAGGTTAACGAGTAAACCGTCACACCGCCGCCCGAACCACCATTTCCCTGATTATGGCTACCGTCCCACGGGTATGGTGTTCCAGACACGCTGCCTCCCGAACCACCCGCGCTCGCTGTTGCGAATAGAACGTTGCTCTTATCGCGCAGAGAAGTACCAGAACTTGTAACCTGGAAGTATCCAACTAAGGTTGGGGTGGTTGCGTCATGCGGCATCCTCAACTGAAAGAATGCAGTGCCGCCAGAGCCTCCGCCATTGCCACCTACGTGCTGCCAAACCTGAATGCCAACGACATATCCGTTGCCGCGAGCCAGACCGCTCGAACCAGAACCCCCAGCCCCTTGAATTGCAATGAGGATTACGGGCGGGCAATCAGAGCTCACTCGATACCCAGAACTCGTCCCGCCGATGTACAACTCCCCTCGTCCGTTGTATCCGTTTCCCTTGTAATAAATCGCCGTCACGCTCGAATCCGTTCTGGTAACTTTGTCAGATGCGCCCGACATTATAAAACGGTTCACGCCAGCGAACACGCTCGCCCTGAGAATATCGGAATCGCCCGCTTGATAACCGCCGACATCCATATCACTAAAGGGCATGAAATTGGCGTTCTTTGGCACAAAGCGCATAGCCGTGCCACCAGTCTTGAAGTGGCTGTTCATGACGGACGTGGAAAAGTTTCCGTACGTTGTAGCCGTACCGAAACCATACACTATATTCGCCAGATTTGAGCCATTCGACTTATACGCCATTATTTTGCCTCCGCCACTTTCTCCAAAGCCTCAACGCGCTCCGTGAGTTTCTTGATGGTTTCGGCTTGCTGCTGAACGTAGTCCCACAGCACATAAACCATCTTGTCTCCGTGCACTTTGAGCATTCCCGTGTCGGCGTCCTCTTCCACCAGCAGGTCTCCGATGACCGTATTCGCGTCCTGGACGTCCTGCGCAATCACACCGATTAAGGTGCGCTTAGGGTCGTTCTTGTAATTGAACGTCTTTACCTTTACACCTTCAACCAGCGCACGCACCTGGTGCTTACCAACGTCCTCGATGTTTTCCTTCAAGCGGCGGTCGGACGGCACGTTGAAGTCCGTCGCATTAATTTGAGAGCCGTTCGACATATACACAGATGCGCTGTTGTAAAACGGCTTGTTGGTATTCGCCGCCGTACTCGTCGTGCCACACAAATAAAGGTTTGCCTTAGAAGTCGTTGTCTTTAGGTTTGCGGCGTTTGTCGAGTCGTCTGCGTTTGCGGCGTTCGTAACCTTTGTCGAATTGATTCCGATGACGAAACCACGATTGCCAGACGAGTTGGTCTGGCTGAGAGTGACCGTAATGCCGTTGTTGGTAGCCGACCCAGTGTTGACCAAGTCCGAACCGAGTTTTGCTTTGGTCACCGCATTCGTATTTATCTTTGCGGTCGTCACCGCCAGAGCCGCAATCTTTGCGGTCGTAACCGCCAAGTCGTTGATGGTTCTGGTCGTGACCTCACTGTCCGCAAGGAAATTTGTCGAGTCAAAAATATTCGACAGCGCACCAATATGCGCCTCAAGGTTTGCCTCTCCCGTAATAAGGTCAGTGCCTATCGGAGCAGTTGCCGAACCGCCGTACGGTGTGCTTTGACCAGTACGTGTAAGGCTGTTCCTGTACGCCAGAATGTTGGCGAACAGCGATGACATCGTAGAACACTGCCTAAGAATCGTGTTGTAATCAACCGACCGCGCAATGCCTTCCACGACACCCTGAACCCTGGTAGCGTTTGTAGGCTTTAACCAGTCTTTGTCGGAAAAGTACACGCCAGCCGATGGCGCAGACACAGGGTCAGTCCACGCGACCGCTACCGCGCTGCTTCCGAACACTGGGATATTTACGTTCTCATAATATTTCATGATAGACTCCTCATAGTTAAGATAACGACTTTCTGCGCACCCACGCAATACGTTGCGCCTCTGATTTTCTCTTTCTAGTCTCCTCAGTATCAGAATGACCTTTAAGAGATTCACTCAACGCCTTCCGATGCCCAGATGACATAGGTAGCATACCAGCCACCCAACCATCTGACAATAAGGCGTCAAAATCTTCTTGCGTCACCTGCCGCTGCTCTGTTCCATTGTTGCACCAACGCCGACCACAAATTGAATCTCTTAGCCTTTTCTTTGTATCAGTGGAAACACACCGTCCGAGCAAACTTTTACTTATTTTATCGCAGGTAGATTTTAACTTTCCTACGCAATACCCCGCATCCAAATAGTCCCCAAGAACATCCCTTGCGACTCTACGCTGCTCTGTTCCATTGTTTACAAAAATTCCGCCTCGAGTAAAATCTCCTATTCTCTTCTTGTCTTCATCAGACCAAGAAAAACCAAAAGCACCCTCTCCTCCAATAGCTAGGTTATACCCCACTTCCCTGTCACGCGAGTTTAACTCTGCGATATAAAACCTTTCCTTATCATTCAACTCGTCACGAGAATCTACAAACTCCAAAACCGAAACAGAAAAAGAACCCACACCAAACTCTTTAATCGCTTTACGTATTAAAGTCCCGCTTCCAAAATAGGTGGGGTCAAACTCTCCCTTATGTTGACCTACATAAATAAGTCCATTTTTAGAGTTTTTAGTCAAGTAAACGTATCCGTACATCAATCAGAACTCCCATCTTTTGAGTAAAATGCTATGATTGACTGCCTCAATGACCCAGAATCAATCATCGTCTTGGCTTCCTCGCCACGCGCTTGCGCTTTCAAAACCCTGATAGACGGCTTCCACAACTGCTGACCCTCGCGAACCATAAACATCTGAGTCCAGCCCTGAATGCGCAAAGCCAACTTCTCAAAGTAGATGTCGACGTCCTTTTCCTCACCGCCGAAAATAATCGGGAGTGCGTTGTACAATGCTTCTTTGAGCTCGTTCTGGTGCAGTTTCAGCACCGAACTCAATAAGGGTCGAGGTACAATGTTACGCGCGGGCGAACCATTTTCCAGCACGAACAGAATGTCCGCATTGGTAAATTCCGTTCGTGCTTTCGTCTTCTTACCCTTGACAAGCTGCGACTTCGACTTTGGAACGCCGAGATAAATGCACCCCTTGAACTGCACATCCAATTTTGGTGGCTGGGTGATTTTTACGTTGATAAAACTCATTGGTTGCCTCGCCGTGTAATCGAGATAAACGCACCATTGTCAAAGCCTCTGATGAAGTAGCTCCGACTTACAGTGCCGACAACGTCAACAGTCATGCCAGAACCTGAGCCGCCTGTGACCGCAACTCCGCTCGCCGTCGGGTCAGTTGCATACGTGTTCGATGGATTGAGCAACGACAGGAACGCGCCAGCCTCCAAATCAGTGATTTGCAACTGAATGCCTCCAGCCGTCGTAACAGTATCCCCAACCTGATAGCCAGTGCCCAGATTTCGTATCGTAACGCTTGCGACCGAAAAAGGGTTGGTATCGATGGGAACGGTATTGACGTGGTCTGGTCCGATACGGATGCCCGCTTTTTCATCAATGTCATAGCCGAACACTTCCTGACCGAATTGCAGATAGTAAAGGCTCGCATTGACTCCCGTAACGTTCGGCACGAGGACGTCACGCACAATCTCAATCGTGAGGTTTCGGTCCATCGACAACACTGAGTACACCACCGACATCGGTGCCTTGTTCACCTTCGCAACCGAGAAGTCGATAACCACCATCGAACTCACGTCGCGCAGAGGGTCACCAGTGATGAAATCCGCCGCCTTTCCTGTAAATGAAATGTTAAAAGTCTTAGCGCGGTACGCTAAGAACAGCCGCTCATAATATGAACTCCAATCTGGCTTGCCGTCTACGAAAGGCAGTTCTACCTCGACCTTCAACTGGTTCGCCAGAGCCTGAATTACAAACGTTGGCTTATCAATCGCTAAGAACGAGTTCTTAAACAGCGACATCTCCAACGCGCCAGAGATGATGTACGCATTGACCAGCTCGAGGAACTTTGAGTATTTCGGGGTCTCCTTGATGTAAGACGGAAGTGCGTCATATGGATTATTCATACAAAATCCTCCCGTACACAGTCTCTGCGGTGAACGTGCACTTGTACACCTTGTTCACCATTGACGAGCTAAACGTCGTTATGCCAGTCACCCCGTTCGTACCTAAAATCACCTTTTGAACATTCAAGTCGGTCTCTTCTTTCGTAGCCCCAAGCGGCAAGCCGAGCAAGACATTGGGCATATACTCTCCCTTGATAATAGAGAGCCTTGCCGTCAAATTTGCTTTGATGGCGTAGACATCCTCAACCAACCTGTCTGGATAAATATCGCCGTCTTTCATTTCAAATGATTTCACGCGCCGCCCCCTTACTCGTCAGAGAACTTGACCGTCGCAGTCCCGCCGATTGCTTTCTGATAAATCAGTATCTTTGTTCCAATGGAATAAGACGGTGTGCTGGATACGAAGTCGAACAGACCCGCATCATACTGCGACAGCACGCCCTGAATTGCATTGACCGTATCCACAAGTGTAATTGGCTCGCCTGGTTGCAAGCCCGCCACATATTCCTGCAAAGCGAACGACACCCGCTCACGCACAGTGTTCCTCAACGTTCCGTCCGTGTTCGTTGGCGGCGTATACAGAGTGATTGCAAACGTCACCGTATTGTCCACCAACCGCGTGAACGGAATTTGAGCGATGATGGTCTCGACAGGAATCTCAACCATAAAATTGCCTGTCTTGTACGTCACCCCGTCAATCACCACCGTGCCATTGACCACCTGCGGCGAGGTCGAAACCGCGCAACCGAGCGACTTATAGTTGAGGATGGTCTGCGCGATGGTTACGTCGCTTGCGTCAGTAGAAACCGTCGCGTCCGTTCCGTCGTAGTTCGGCGCAGTAGAGCCTCCTCCTACAATGCACCAGACAGAATGAGGGTCGATGCCGTACGGATTCTCGTCGGACACGCTTGCCGAGTTGGTAAAGTTCTCAATGATGCGAACGTAGTCCGTCAACTTCAAAAGATTAGAGCGCAAGCCATCCACAGTAGCCGCCGCATTGGAATACACCGCCGCATCATACCGCGCACGCATCTGCGCGTCCGTTTCCGTTTCGAGTACGGCGGGAGTTGCGTTGACCTTGTTGATGAACTCGAAGTGGTTTATAAACATCGGGTCAGACGGCGAAACCGCCTTCATCGGTGTCATTGCTGGGTAGTTGTTTGCATACAACAGGTCAGCGTCATAGCCGTTCAGCGGCATCAAGCCGAACTCGCATGTGCCTTGAAAGTTCTCCTCGGTGTCAAACGACCCGTCTGGCGAGAACTTGTATTCCTGAATCATAAGCTGCGTGGTGTTTACCCACGTACGCCCCTTGTTATCTTCGACAAAAATAGAGTTGCGGGATGCCAAAAACGGCTTGATGACTGTCGAGTCAACCGTGCAGGTCATTTGAACTCGCTGGTTGCGAATCGACTTACGAACGATACCGCGCTGCCCAGCCACAAAATCCAAAAAGTTCCCAGAGAGCTCCTTAGTCGAGAAAAGCTCTGAGAACGCCTGAGTAGAGCCGTTGACAGTGGACAGCCCATCAGCCAGCATTTGCAAAAATGTGTTGAACGGCGTGCCGTCATCAAGCGAGATGTCGTTGCCGTACGCTGCGCGAGCAAAAATCGCAAGCTGCTCATATATTTCCTGGCGAGATGCAATCTTTAAGCCAGTATCAGTTAATTTGATAAAATCCACTGTTCGCCTCCTACTTCTTCAGCATTCTGCCGAGTTCTTCCACCGCTGCGTCCGAAGTCTTAAACCCGCCGAACACCGTTCCAAAGTCGCCTGTTTCCGCGTCGTAGCCGCAAGAGATGGCGTAGTCTTTCATGCCCTTGCGATGAACCACCGCGTACGTGCGTCCCGCCTTATCGGAGTCCGTAACTACCATATCGTAATCGTCCGAAATAAGGTTCGCGTATGTCTCAGTAGCCGCCGAGTCTCTTTGCGGCAGTTTCCGTCCCATCCACGACAACAGGCTCGAACCAGCATGCAAGAGGTTGCCCCCTGTCACCGCAATCAATTTGAGTGCCGTCTGCAACGCCTGAGGTGTCTTCGCCGATTGCAAAAGTTTCTTCTGCTCCGCGATTGCCAGAGCCGCATTTGCCAGCGCACCGCCAATAGAGTCATTGACGTCTTTCATAGCCGAGTCAAAGTCCCCGTCGTAAACTTCGAGATAGTTCTCCCAGCTAAATTTATCTTCGGCGTCCTCAATGATTTGGTCTAGCAACGCCTTTTCAGAATCGGATAATTTCATAATTCACCTCTGAATAATATAACCTCACTTGTAGTACGCCGAACTCGTGCCAGCCATAACTGCGACATACGAGGTCTTACACGCGCCAACGTGAGAGTCAAACTGCGTGGTCATCTTCACCACTCGGTACAGCCCAGCAGGGTCATACGATGCCCCGAACTGGTTTGACGGAACGAACCCGTCCCTGTTGTCAATGATTGCCGAGTTCGGTAACCACACATATGAGTATAAGACTATCTTCGGGTTGATTAAGGTCTCAAACCTCATTCCCTCGGTGTCAATGCAAGGATACCCTATAAGACCAGAGCGAGCCACCACCTTACCGTCTTCGGTGTACTCGCCGAGAATTACCACGTCGAGGTCTGCCGAGGTCGGGCGCATGGGTACGAACACAATCCCCATCGGCGTGGTCGAAATCATATACTCAACCTTGCTTAGAATAGAGTTCACGCAGTCGAGTGTTTTGCCATAGAACGAAATCGGCGAGTCGATGTAGTGTTCTTTTAAGGCTTCGGGTATTTGGTAATCCATCCCCTGCACTGTCGAGTTCTCGAACAGTCCCTCCACCACATCGTACACCGACGTCCCAGCATCGAACTGAGCAGTCGACACCGCCGACGTGAAAAAGTTCTGAATTTGATACGCGTAAATCTTCGTGATTGTCGTCATCGCATCCTGACGAGTTGTAAACGCACGCGCAATCGTGCCGACAAAAATAACGCTGGTCTTTCCCTCGTTCTCATCTTGATAGCCGAACGAGATGCGAATGAACTTCGGGTCATCCACCAGCACGCTCTCCCCCGTTGATTCGTCTACCATCGTCTTCTTTAACGCGAAAATAGGCGCGGCGATTGTCGCTGGGATGTTATACACTTGAATTGTTGCGCGTGGCGAACCAGACGAGGACGGCAGATACTCAATCGTGCCAGAGCATTGCAACTTAGTCTCCTGCTCGGGGTCGACTAAGAACACCGAGTCCCCATACCTATCAAACACCTCAATCGACAAAATGCGTCCGAACATTATTCCTCATCCTCCACCCAGATTTGAAAATCCTTGATAGTCTTGGAAGTGGGGTTGAACGCATACAGCTCTGGCTTGGTCGGGCAGAACCACAATTTGAACCAGCTGAACTGTGAAAGCATATTCGTCCCAGTAGAAACCGTTATTCCAGACAGCAAAAGTTTCATACCCATCAACCGAATAAGGTTGAAGTAGTATGAATCGCTGAACGCGTTGTAACGAATTTCAAGTCGATAAGATGTTCCATTCGCACTGAAATCTACGTTGAACGCCGTATTCGTTTTTATGGTGATTATTTTCGTCATTGCTTCTCCTACAACACCAGCGGCAAGAACACCCCGAACCCAATCTCGTGTGCAGGTCCGCCAGAGGGCTGGATATCCTGTCCGATTTGGTTTCGCCTGTCAAGGTGCAGAACGACACCGACCGCCCCAGCCTTTGGCATCGACTCTCCAACGACATACATATTCTTCACCACAGGCGGCACAACGCTCACTCCGTCCACCGAGTCCGCGATAGTAAGCTGCACATCCACTTGCTTGTCGTGAACCGCCACGACAATAGCCTGAGAGCAAACTCTCAGGTCGCGGAATATTTCGCTTTTCAGGTCTCCCATGACCTGGTTCATATCTTCATTTATCATTATTCACCTCACCCGAACAGAGAACCAAAGAACCCGATGACACCGCCTATGACCGCCCCTGCCGCCGTTCCTATGCCTGGAATGACAGAGCCGATAGCCGCACCGACAGCTGCGCCCGTAGCACCTGCCATCAAAGCTGAGCCGATGTTGGCGGGGCTGTCTACCGCCGCCGCACCACCAACCGAGATAACATCGCCATACGCCGCCTGATAATACTGGTCTGGGTTCTCGATTATTCCCGTTCGTAATGTCTGAACCCGCGCCTCTCTGAAATTGAGGGTCGGGTTGAATAGAGCCAAATCCTGGTCAGCCCACGAGTACGACTGCAAAATCATATTTGGGAAGTAGTATCGTATGGACGTGACCTCAACTCTTGTCGCGTCCTTGAACCACCGCTGCAAAAGCTCGTTGACCTCTTCCGCAGATAACTGCTTCTCCACCCGACCGCCAGCGGCATCTGTTTCCACCGAGTAAATCAGCGATTTGGAAACTTCTGATGCCTTCAGCTGAAAGCTCACGTTATCTGGCTCGCGGTAATAGTGGTCAGAGAACGACGTGCCCTCGATAGTAGGATAGCTCGTCAACGAATTCGTTCTCGTGGTGTTGCCGAGCATCGAGCCATAAATATAATATTGCTTGTTATTTTCGGTTACGAGAATCATCCGTTATAGCCTCCCTTGTTGGAATAAGACAACTGGCGAGCTAATTCGTCATTGTTATGGAAATCATTACCGTAAATATTATATGTGCTGTTGTTCGACGTATTTCCATTGTTGTTGGTGATGTTTGTCTGATTCACCGAGCCGAAACCTGGAATCTTACTTATCAGACTCATCGCCTTTTCCAGAATTGTAACGACAGTGGTCAAGAAGTCGATCAATCCATCAAACACCGATTGCACCAGCGGCGAACCCAAGAAATCCAACGTCACATCAAAAAAGTCCCCAATCTTTCCGATAAACTTGTCAAACGTCTTCGATTCGGAAACCAACTTCAAAATAGTAAGCTGCAAGCCCATTTGGAACTTAGCCTGCATCTCCTGATATTCGCTCATCGACTGCGTGAACCTATCCAACTTGTCGGGGTCGAGTTTGCCGATGCCCTCGTTCCAGAACTCGTTGAGCGAATTGAACACGCGCCGCTGTTCCGCAGTCATTCGTCCGATATCACTCTCGCTCATACCGAGCGCGTCCAGAGAGTTTTGGAAACCCAGAGCCTGTGTACCAGACAGCCCGTAACGTGTCATAATATCGCGCTGGCTTTGCGAGCCGAACGCGCCGAGAGGATTAAGCTGGTTGGAGTAATTCGCAATCTTGTCAATCGCCTCTCCAATCTGGTCTGCAAACGCTTTAACCGCAGTGATTGCAATGTTCACACCCGCCGCGAACTTGCCAATGCCCGCCACCGCATTAGAGCCAGCCTCTTTAAGTTTGCTGCCTGTTGATTTCATCGAGCCAGCATAGTCCGCCACCGCATCTACGACCGCTTTGGACTCCAAACCCTTTTCCTTGTTTCCGTAGGTATAATCCTTGATGATGTCTTCCGACTTCTTCTTGGTCTGTTCAAGCAACTGTTTGGTCGCGGGGTCAAGTCCGCCCTTCTTCAATTTCGCGTCTATTTCAGCGACAATCTTTTGCTGCTTGGTCAGCTCCTCATTATACTTCTTTGCGGTCGCGAGGGCATTGTCAATAAACTCGTCCGAAACTTTTCCCATTTCAACGAGTTGGTCGCTTATCGCACCTGTCACCTTATCGAGTTGTGCTTGGTCGAAGTCAAGCCCGACCTTCATTAAATACTTATCTGCCACGCCGCGCCTCCTGATTAAAATAACGGCTTAGGGATTCCCCAAGCCGTTAATAGTATCCGCTTCTTGATTCGATTTCAAAATGAGGACTTCGACTAGGTCTAAAACCTCAAGCGCATTCAATTGATATTTGATTTCGTAGTATGTCGAAAGCCCCGCCGAAACCAAAGCACTGACATAGGGGCTTACTCTTTGTGCTTTTTGGCTGCCGCTCCCTTTGCCGCTTCTGTTTGTGCCATGAGGGATTGGTAAGTCTTGGACTCGGTAAAAACTGGCAAGCAGACCGTGCTGCGAAACTTGAAAAAGATGTCGAGTAAGGTCGATGCTGGCAGGTCGGGCAACGTCACATTGCCGTCTTCGTCCATGAGCGCGAACCACTCCGAACCGTTCCTCGTCCACATAACGTTGCGCAGACAATCCAACTTGAATTGCTTGCTGTCGGTGTCCTTGCCGATGTTTCTGTCCGCCAAGTCAAGCACGTCAAGAGAGCTCATCTTCTTGAACTTGATAATGACGTTCGGCATGAAATCCTTGTATTCTACTTCCCAAAAGTTATCCATCGCCTTAGTCCCCCACTCTGAAAATCACCTTTCTGTCAATAAGACTCTGGATGGCGGGCAGTTTGAGGTCTTCAGCCGTCAGAGGACGCTCGACACCTTTCTGGAATATAATCATATTCTTGTCGTTCGCCCACGTGCCGTAAGTCTTTTGCACCTTGCCCGCGTCGTCGCGCTGGTGCGTATGCGTCAGTTCCTTGATGATGCGCATAAACTTTTCCGAGCGGTAGTTGCCTGGCTTATATCTCGAGGGCGCGGTGCTCGGAGTGGGAGTAGGGGCAACCCCTTCACCCGCCTGAGGAACCGTAGCTCCCGCCAAAGCCGTATCTGCAATCGTTTCCGTATTTTTATTTTCCATAGTTGTATTCCTCCGTCATTATGAGTATAGAAAAGTTTCAAAGAATATCAGGCTGTTCGTTACGAATTGCTTCTCCGTCTTCAATATCTTGCCCAGCGTTCAATCCGATGGCGCGAGCCGACGTCAAGCCGAGATCGGTCAATCCATTAAAGCTCTCAATCTTCATCATCCCAAAAGTGCGATGGACGAGGATGTCCCCGATTTGAAGTGTAGACGGCTTCAAGTACATCACATTGAAGTGTTGAGTAGAACGGTCACCCCCAGCAGTTGCACTACGCGAACGTTCCATCGGGGTGATTATGCACTGAAAGTCCACCCACTCCACTTTATGGTCTGGGCGTCCCTTGTCATCAAACTTGTTGATGATATTCTTTTGCCAACGTGCCCAATCAAGCACAGGCGCAACCGCTTGCATCAACGCTGCAGAGCCGCCAGTGATGACTGGATTCGTTGCCCAGTCCTGTCTCTTTCTTCTCGAATCTCTGTTAGTCCTTGCCACCGCTTACCTCCTCCACTACAATCATACCATTCGTTGCGGTAGTATACCCCGTGCCGATACCGATAGAACCCGCGCCCGCGTCTTCACCATCATCGAAATCATCAATAAGTGTGTTCCAATTGATCTCCACATCAGTGCGCTCCCACCACTCGCCATTAATCTCCTCAGGAAATGTGGTAAGACGTGGCTCTCCGTTTAGAACCGATTGCATATTCAACATCATCGTCAGAACATCTGGAATGCGGAAAAACGCCTTCACCCGAATAGCATTCTGCATCGAATTTGCGCCGTAACAAGTCACAGTCAACTTGAACGGAATGACCGTCGACACGTCATCCGACACCTCAGTAGACAGCAGGTCCAGAGGGTCGAAGTGCCACCAAAAATAGATGATGTCTGTCGTGTTCCTCGCTGCCTTTACTCCGTCCTTCATAGGGTCGTGCGCATCCATCCTATTTACCGCGAACGGATTCGTCAACTTAGTTTTCAAGTAAGCTGGTCGAATGTTCGATGGATGCACCTTAGGCAAGCATTTACACAAAATGCTCTGTATTGAATCTTCGTACCACTCTCTGCTCTTCATAATTACAATAACCATGAAAACAGCCCACCGAAGTGAGCCGCCTTCCGAAATATTTGCTCAACGTGAATATTGATTACGCGTCGGGGTTGTTCTTCTTGAGGTCGTCCGCCAGAACCGTAGTGATGTAGTCCTTCGCTCTGTCAAGGCAGGTCAACAGGGTCGGCACAATGACAAAGTCAATGAACTTGTCCCACGCGAACTGCTTGGCTGAGGTCGTAGCCTCTTCCTTTGGCTCTTCCGCCTTTTCTGGCTCGGGAATAAGGTCAGCTGGCTTCTCTTCCTCCACAGGCGCGGCGGGTGCTTCCTCTGGAACCTCGTTGCAGGTGCAGAAGTGCTCGGGTGCGCCGCACTTCTCACAGTTCCCAGTCCACTCAACAGCGGGCGGCTCGAGCGTTGGTGCGGGGTCTACCGCGACTTCCTCTTGAGCGACCGAGAGGTCAGCCTCAAGTTTCTCTTCGACCTCGGGCGGCAAATCTCCGACAATCTCCACGCCGTCGACCACAGGCTCGCCCTCGGGAACTTCGTCCACCAAGTCGATGGACTTCACGTCCTCGCCCTTGACCTGGACAACTTCCTCGACAGGCGGCGTGGGTGCGACCGTAGGCGGGGTATGATGTACGCGAGTAAAGATGCCCTGCGGTGCTTTCGGGAAAGCCTTCGGGTCAAACTCGGGTATTTTGAACTTCTCCGCGAGGGATTCCTGTGCAGGTGCAGTCTTCGCCTCTTCCACTGCGGTCGGAGTCTCCTCAACAGCCGCAACAGGGGTCTCAACTGCGGGCGCAGTCACCTCAGGTGCTGGCTCTGCAACAGGAACCTCGGGTACAGTTTCGGTAGTATCTATGACGGCTGGCGTCTCTTCGACAGCCGCTTGTGCACTCTGCTCCTCGATTTTCTTTTCGAGATTTAAGTTATTCCGTTCGAATTTCATAATATCGCTCCTTACTTGTCAACCTTAATTAAGATAACCAATTTTCCCCTATCTTACACTAAAGCCAAAAATTACTCTTTCCTTTCACCATCGTGACAACACCGCGCACGCACCGAGCCACGCGCTCAGTCGTAATGTCGTAGTCCGTCGGCACGTTCTTAAATTCCTTGTTCGGGGAACGCCAGCGCATAATATCCAGAACGGTGGTCGTGCATTCTTGCAGTACCTGAATCTTGTTCTTTGCGAACCCGCCCTTGATGATGCTTGTCGACACCAAAATATTGTCGTCGTCAAACTCGTACATACCGAACACGAATTGAGTAAGGTTGATGATTTGCTGGTTGGTCGAGCAATCATAGATAATCGTGCCTGGCTCAATCTGCTTTAAGAAGTCCGCCAGCTCCGCCACAGAGGGAAACTTGTGCTCCTCGATTACTGTGAAAATATCCTTCGTCTGGTCGTGGCGAATTTTCAATGCATAATACATTCCGCCGCTCTCCGTCACGCCGAAGTAGTGATTCCAATACTCGGTATCGTGTGGCTTCTGGATAATGTTTTGGCTTGTGAACACGCCAGAATAAATGAACATATTCTTCTGCATGAAATGCGTGATGACCAGCTGGGTGAATGCGTCGACATCGTCGTCATTCGCCACAGTAGGGAACGACATCAAGTGCCTACATAGTTCCGACACCCTCTCGGACTTAACGAACTTGACACGACCCTGCCGCAGGTACACGACCGCCAGCTCGAGCCTCGCCATCTTCGACCTCGTTCCTGGCTGGAACGGAATCAGACCCGCGACCGTACCCGCAAGCATCTGCAACAGCGGCGAACCATTCGCCTTGTCTTCCACGACTTGGAATATACTCGGGTCGATGGCTTCAAGGTTGATTAAGAATTCTTGCTCTTTGCTTATCGACATCCGCTCCATCATCGCGTCGGTGATGTACAGCGTCGAGAATTCGTCCGACCAGCCCTCAACGTAACCGTGTTGGTCGCTCGTTTCCAAATCCTTGACAGGACAGTCGTGCGATGCGTAATGCGTAATCTTGTTGACAGCGGCAAAGTCTTCTTGCGTGATAGTTGCCGCATTGATGTCTTCAAGCGATACAACGTTCAAGCCAGAAAGAGCCACGTTCTGTTGGAACTGACACTCAAAGTCAATTTCGCCCAACTTCATGCGCTCAACCGAGTAGTCTCCGAAACGCTTGCCAGCCAGCGGATCACCCTTCTTGCGAAACCAGATTTTGCCCGACAGCGGGAAAATGAATGCCTCGTCCTCAGTGGCGAGAGCCTTCAAAACTGTGTTCGAATAAAGTCTGGACAGCTCTGGGTCGGACGTAATCATATCCGATACGTCCCCTTTGCAAATCCTCTGCATGATATGGCAGGTGACTCCCGTCTTCGGGTCGTTCAAACGCGTAGACTGCGTGTACCTGATGTAATCCTTTGCAGACTGCAACACCTTACCGTCCGCACGCGCGTCCTGCACGTTGACCAAGTCATCGTTGAGGATAAAGTTAGAACCACGACCAGTAAACGACTTCATAGATGTCGAATAAGACTTGCCGAGATTTTGCATCTCCACCAGCGTCGAGCTGTCGTAACGCAAACGATACTCCTCTTCTGGGAACATCATTCTGAATTTCTCGCTATTCAGCAAAAGCCTCTTCTTGTCAATGAACTCACGCGACAGGTCTTGCGAGTGCGACACCGAAGTGGTCATAACAGGTTGGTGCATCATGCACCACACAGGTCCGCATACGTTAACGATTAAGGACTTGCCAGCACGAGGGTGAATGTTGATGTTGTGGTTTCGTACGTGCTCGCCGCGAAACATCTTATCACGCACGTCACACTTAGGCATAATGCCCGTCTTCTTGAAGTACTTTATCTTTGCCTTCTCGTATTCAGCGTCCGAGATGAATTTTGAGGTCAGTGATTCGGGCAGTTTGTTGACCGACATAAATACAAAGCATTCGCAAAGAAACTCAATATACGTCTCGTCCACAAACGGAAACGGCTCAAACGTGTCCCAAAAATATTTGACAAACTCGTACAAGTCCGACATCACCAGCTCACGCATAGCGCGAATTGGCTTATACGTAATCACTCCCAAATCAGGCAATTCTTTAACTTGTCGTTGTGATGAAACTCCCATATTCTTAGTATAGAAAAACCGAACACCTCAAAGCGCTGTGTTCGGTTTATAACGATTTAATATTTCAGTGGGGCAACCCTTCGGCTTTCGCTTTCTCACGCAACGCCCGCAACTCTCTCGCGCTCATGCCCGACAGGTCTTTGGGATACGTTGCAAAAAACTTTGCCGACTCCGCCGAGTTCGTATACGACTCACGCAAATAGGCATCATTCTTCTTTTTCTTATAATCAAGTCGCATCAAACACCTCATAAAGCTTCCATACCGTGCTACGTATCGTGGGTTGTAAACTGGCAAGTTCTGCTCAACTAAGAGATAGTACCCGTATACCTCATTAAAGTCATATTGGTTCATTTCACAGAGCAAACCTCAATCACTCGCATCGCAAACTCCTTGTCCTGGATTGCAGTGATTTGAAGTCCCATCGCACGACATATTGCCTCTGCCACCATCATCACCTCTTCGTCAGAGAGATATGGGTCGAGCGTCGAAATGATTTTATAGTCCTGCCCATCGTGGTCGATGTAGTCAATGCACAATCTCGGGTACACGATTGCCACCGATTTGACAGGTAGAGTGTCTCCGATTATGTAACAGTCAAGACAGTCCCCGTCACCATCCAACGTTGACGGAATAAAGCCGTAGTTTGCAAAGAACGGAATGTGATGAATATTTGTGACAGGGAAAAACTGCGGAGCGTTGTTCTTTACCTCACGCCGCACTTGTGTTCCCTTGGTCACCTCGACAACCGCCCGACAGGTGACCCCATTAAATTCATTTGGAAGTGTCAAATAATTCATCGTGCACCCACATTAATCAATGACCTTTGCAACGCCAGACGAAACCTGATGCCACCCGTGTCTCAAAAGCTCACTCTTCAGTGCTTCGGGAGTTGTTTCATTCATTGCGTATTTATCATACCCGAACATTCCCTCTCGCATCGAAAACTTCTTGCCGATATAGAAATAAAGGTTCGGGTCAATGTCCGATTGCATTACGTAAACGATGGCATCTCGTCCTGGTTCTTTTGTAGAAGTGATGCCGTCCTTGACAGCCGCACGAACTTTTGCCATCGCCTCAGCCGCGCTGTGAGCGCGTGTGTCGAATTTCTTGTCTCCAACGGACACACGAAACGACCTCAGCGCACCCGCTTTGTCGGCAAAGCAGTCAGAGAATTTGTCTTTGAAATTGTCAGCATAGTCTTCGGACATATCACAGTCCATACTCTCGAACTTGAACTCGCCCGCTTCACTGTCGAACACCACCGAGTCAAGCAGTTTAATCTTGCCCTGATTGATGTTCGTAACGACTTCATCGTACGACAACCGACCGCAGACATTACCCTCCGCGCCGAACTGAACGATGAACTCCCCGCTGTTGATGTCGGGGATAATGCTCTCCACTACGCAAGGCGTTCCGAAGTAACGGATACGCTGACCTACCCGCAGTTTGTGAGAATCGCCTAGAACCTCTACTCCGTCGCGAATAGAGTCGTTGACCTTACGGATGAACAGCAGTTTGCCGTCCGATCCATTCAAATACGAGTAGAGCAATTTCGTGCCAGAGAGCAACCGAACGATAACGTCCTTGCCGCGTGCTTCCACGCTCGCCCCTGGGTAGTACGAGCGCAACTCTCCGATGTTGTTGAAAGAGCCATTCGCCTCAAAATCTTCAAACTCAGCATCAGAGATAAACATACGTACATTCCTAACTCCGTGCTTCGATGCAAAATCCTTAGCCTCCGCCAAAGAATATCCACCGTATACAGTGAGAACGTTAACGATATGTTGCTGCGTCATAGCACCGCTTGGAATACCCTTCAAATGCTCCTTGAGAACCTTGATTGTCTTATCAAAGTCCACTTTATCCTTGACGTCAATAGAGTCTCGGATGCGTGCAACACCCGCGCGACCCGCTTCGCAAAGTGCGATATGATTTCCACGAATATTCTTCATAATATATTGCCCGTTGACCTCCTCAATATCTGCGGTATAGCCGACAGACAAATCCCGCTTCTTCTTCGTCAGAATCTCGTCAATGACCACAGGGTCGGTTGCTACGATGTCCGCCATAAGACAGCCATCGAACTCGCCAACGCCGCGCCGAATGTTGGTCATGAAACCCTTTTGCAAATAGCTGACCGTCTCGGGAGTAACGTTCTCTTCGGGGTGGTCGTCTACCAGCGGCTTGTAGTTCATCGACTTCATAGAGATTGGGTCGAACACTTCCTCGGGCGAGCGGTACACCTTCACAATCTTATCAGGCGAGCCGTCTTCGATGAGTTCACTCTCACGATAGTCATAATAACCTGTACGCGCAAGAACAACGTTCTCGCATATCAGCTGACCGTTGTTGTCGCGCCACAGATTGTTGGAAATCTGCTCGCCGTAGATAGTATCTTTTATGCTGTCAGAAAAGCTCCTCATACCCACCTCGACTTATGCCTGCGTGTCCACAATAGAGATGGTGACCGTGGTGGACTTGCCATCACGCCCCAGCAGAATTGTCCTCGTCCCGTTCTCAAGCCGCAACCACAGCACGAACGAACCAGCCGCCAGACCGACCGTGGTGGCGTCTGTCACGTCCTGTTCCGTCAGTTCCTTGCCGCCGAACGACGTACCGATGATGGTCGATTCGCCCGTAGCGACCGCCACAGCGAGCCACGCGCGAGGTCCAAGAGTAGCCTGGGTGGCATCGTCGGATACATACGTTACGAGTTTGGAAAAATCCGCCTCGATTTTGTAGTTGGAATCGTCGACCTTCGAAATCGTCGCTGCCGCCTGATTGATAACCGCACTGTCGTGAATCTCCGCTTCCGCAGGTATTCCGCTCGCTGGAACGACCGACAGTGCAAGAGCCGTAAACACGTCAGCTGGTGCAGAGTCGACCTCAACATTGTAAGATCCGCCGAAACGTTCATAAAATAAGGCTTCCTGTCCTTTAACCAGAACAGTCATAAAGTCCTTATCCTTAACTCCCAAATCGACGTAAGAACTCTTCATGCGGGTGAGAGTGTCACCCTCGCTACGGTCCATTTTTACGATATATTCTTTCATGATTACCTTCCTTTAATTCTTAAACCGCGAAATGCCTTTTGCGATATCAGACGAAGTGGTTGGAGTTGCCGAAATGTAATTGATTTTGTCCCCGCGAGCCTCGATGACCTTACGATATTTCGCAACGGCTTCATCCTCGCTGTTGGCGTCCACGATTACCGCTACGTTATTTCCGTAAGGGAAATCATTCGTGCAAGCCGTTACGGTGTACGCCGTGTCCTTCAAAGAGGACACCCGCTTGACAGCCGCCAGACTGTCGGTCGCTTTGACGAGTAGAGTCTTTCCCGTTGCCTTGTCCACGACCTTGAACATCTTGGTGGAATCCTTTATCTTCCTGTACCCATTCTTCGCCAACATTGTCTTAAACCCAGACACAGATGCCCCGTAAACATCTCCATCGCGGCTAAACTGCCACTCCACGTTGCCGCTATTCGTAATATTCGTCACAGTCAAAGTCGCTAAGCGAGCATTCTGATACTGCTGCCCCACCTTGACATCTTCACCCGCGTCCACAATCGGAGCATAGATGGTCGCGGCGTCTCTCGCCTCGATGATTCCCTTATTCTTGTACGCTGGGTTCATCTCGAGGAACTCCTTTACCGCCGCTTCTTTGGAAACCGCCGACCACTCAGCAACCTTATACGAACCAAAAGGTCCCTTGACGTAAATTTTGAACTCCTTCTCTGTTGCATCGCCTTTATACCCGTTGGCGTACATTGCACGAGTTTGAGCCGCCGCCTCTTTCTTGGTGGCAAACTGACCGTGCGTCCCTTCTTTTCCCTTGTTGGTGTACCCAGAGCCAGACTTGACGATGTCATCTTCCATTCCGAACGAGGTCTCTGAGTCAAGCAACTTGACCTTGCCCTCCCCAATGAGTTTCTGGAACTGTGCCTCGGTGAACTGACCGTCCACTGCCGCATTGCCGAACGGAACACCGCCGCCCCAATTGTAAAAACGGTACACGCCCTCGCGCAGTCCATTCTCGTTAGACGTGATTTCAAAACCGCGATAAGAGCGACCGCCCTCCTGATAAAGACCGTAAGGGATGCCGTCCATGCTGCGACCTTCGCCGCCGACAATCTTGCCGTCCTTCACCTCAGATGTGGAATCCAAAACAGTAAGGGTCACGCTCTTGTCCGAACGCAACTCGTAACACCCCTTGGAATTATTCCAAACCCAGTCCTCATCGCTCATTGGATTATAATCCTCAAGTCCCTTGTAAAGCACTTCACTTCCGCGCTTCACGACAACGAGGTCGTCCTCATACTCCAAACGACGTCCATCAGCAACTTCGGTATCACTCATCTTTTTTGCCGTATATTTGAGTTTATAATACGTCTTATCCCCAGCAGAACGTCTATCGTTTCTTCCCTTTGCACGCTCTTTTGCTTCTTCTTCAGAAAGATTTTCTACAACAAAATAATTTGTCTTTTCTCCGATAGCTCCACCAGATTTCCAAACTCCCCATTTCTCATCAGTAAAAGCGGAGTCGCGATAGTCCACGTGCTTGCCCTCTGGCGTCTTGATGACATAGTTGGCATACTCGTTGGGATTGCCGCCCCAACTCTTTATCATGGCTTTCGCCTCTTCCATCGAGCCAGCGACCGAACCCGTCTTCTCCATGCCGCGAGCCGAATTGATATAAATTTCAAATTTTGCCATTACAGTATACTCCCGTTAACCTGAATTACACGTGCGCCATGCACCGACTGAAGTGCCACATAGATATACGGAAATCTCTTTGCGCTTCGGTCAGCCGCCGAAATCGCATTGATAGGTACAAAGAACACCTTGTACCCCAGCGGCAGAATGTCGCCATTTTGAATAATGGTATACTGCTTTCCGTTGTACGAAATCTTCTTGGTCTCGCCCGTATACGTCGCATCGGTTTCCAAGAAACCGTTATCAATGTACTTGACCAGCTGAGAGCGAATGGCGTCAATCAGTTTCGACTGCCCTTCCTGCGTCAGCGGCAGTTTGCCGAATAAGAGCTCGATGTTGGCGTAGTCGAGGTCACGCTCAATGCGCGCCGCACCGAAGTCGAGCGAGATGGAAATCTTATCAGGCGAGCAATAGTCCCCGCCGATGTTAAGAATTCTGTTCGCCACGTTTCCGATGAGATTGTAATACCCATTGTCCGCATCCTGCGTAAGCAGGGCGAAAGTCGTTTGGTCAATGTCCTCGAAGTGATTCTGACCAAGCGACTCGGGAGTAAAGTTGTAATCCTGAATGGCGTTTTCGGTGCTGGTATCAACCTGTGAGAAGTACGCGCCGACCAGCAGAGCCGCATCGATGAGGTCACCAGAGGAAACCAAAGTCGAGTACTTCACCACCGACAGCGACGTGTTGAGCGAGTTCGTGGTAACGAAGTCCGTCGTGTTTGCAGTAAAGCAAGCACGCATCGTGTTGAGTGCTTTGTTGTCCGTCTCGCTCCATCCGTTGCCCGAACAGAAATTTGCAATGTTGAAAATTTCCGCAGAGGAATACGCACCCGATTTCGCAGTCACGCTGTCGCTGAAAACCACAAAGAAGTAGTTGTCCACAACGCGCGTAACCGCACGCATGTCCGCCTTGAAACCGTCCAGCGAGAATACACTCGGCGCAACGATACAGAGCGACGTGCCACCGTTCTTAAAGTATTCAACAACGGACTGACGGATTGCCGCGCTCGTTGCTTGAATCTTGTTGTCGAAATCCTCGACCGAATTTACAATGGCAAAATTGCCGCCGCCAATTTTTGGAGTATTCACCGTAACCGATGCAAAGTACACAGTCGTCCTGAAACCAGTAAAGGTCACAGGCTGGCTGAGTACTTCTATGTTTGCGCCTACGAAATTTTTAATCGAAATGCTCATTCGTCACCCTCCTCGAATGTTACCACGCCAGCCAAGAAATTGAACGTACGGCTGCCCACAGATTCCGAAACCGTGTTGTCGGGAATCTTGTCGGGGAACACCCCACTGCCGTAACCCTGAATGTTGCCCAGCAGGTCGGTGACCGTGATAGTGCTTTCAGCCAGATTTGGATTGGCTTCGCACCAATTTATAAACTTCGTCAACCTTGCGATTAACGAGCTGGACTGCGAAATCTGAATGTTGAAACTCCCAGTCCTATTCTTCGTATAGCCAGCAACGTAACCACCATCGGGTGAACCCTGCATGGTGAAAGCCGCATTACCGCGCGACATCGTAACCTGACCGACAAGATGACCATTCCCGCCGACCACGATTTGCTCGTAATTTGGATTATTGATGGTCAACGAAACCGTGGATAATGAAACTATCTTTGCCATAATTATCTCCTTGATTAAAATAACACATATTTTCTTAAGTTGTAATCAGTCCCACGAATCCTCTGTTCATGACCAGATTTACCAACCGCCGACCGTACCCAGTACCGAGCCAGTATCCAGCCCAACCGTCCTTAGCCCCCATCGGCATCGTGTAATCGATATCATAATTATACGAAACCGCGCTAATCGTTCGGTTGGACATCACGCCGCCGACCGCAGAATCCGCATCCGTTGACTGTGCAAATTCTGGAAGAGTCTGCACTATGAAGTGCGCGACCGCCAGACAGATTGCCTCGTCATAATCCGTTTGCAGGATATTTGCGTTCAGCCGCTCCTGACTCTTTTGGATTGCCTTGTCGAGTAGGGGTCGGAGTGACTTCTCTTTGAGTACCCACGCCAATTTAGGAATATAGATTTTGAAGTCCTCTTCGCTGAATTTTGGCGGTTCAGTGGGTGGCGGCAAGCCGTTCAAATTTCCGATGTAAATCATCATACCCTCCCAAGCCATACGATAAAGAATGGCGTAAGCACTATCAGTGCGTAAATCAAAAGAGCCAGCAACAGCACAAGCCACGTCTTCTTGACCACCACCCGAATCTTGTACACGAAAAACGTGATAGGAGCGACCAAGAAAAATCCGATGGTTACGATGTATAGCGTGTTGAAAAACCATGACCACGCCTTCATCAGCATCACGCTGCTCTTGTTCGTTGTTTTCTCGTCATATCCGAAGTACGAACACGCCGCCTCATTCGCTTCGAAAAACGCCTTCTTGTCCGCTTTGTCTGCTTTGCTCTTTGCAACCTTGAGGTGCGTATCAATTACAGAGTCAGCCGTCTCCAGAATCTTCTCTTTGACACCCTCGTCGGTCTGCACCTTGTGGACAATTCCTGCTTGCAATACCGTCTCAACGAGGTCAGCCGCCTTGTCCACTTCGACAGGCGGCGCGGCGGGAGTAGAGTTCTCGTCCTTCGAGAAAAAGTAGTTTGGAACCGCTGGCGTAGTTTGCGCAGTCTCCTCTTTCGGTATCAACTCATTCGGTTCACTCATTTCTTACCACCTTCGAACAGAGAATTATAGTCCGTTCGTTTTGTATTCGTTGCGATTTTACGCTCTTCGTCTCTCGCTTCGTCTTCCCCGCCTTCGTCCTGCGGCTCCTCTTCCGCTGCCTTGTCCGCGCGGCGGCAGAGTTCCAAGTCTCGGTCTTCAAGGTGGAGTCCGAACCCAGTCCTCTTCGATGCAGATTGCAACTCGAGGAACGCCGACTCGTGCGTCATCACACCCGCGTCCATCAGTTCGATGACTGCATCTTTGATGCTCGTCAGCTCTTCCTGCTTCGCTTTCTCCGTCCTGTCGTACAGAGGAATAAAGTCGAAGTCAAAGTCCTCCATCAGCTCCGTACCCGTAACCTTTGCGCCGAGAATGAGCAATTTGCGTACATTCTTGTAAAGCATCTCATTCTGCCGCACGCCAATAAAGTTCTCGTATATTCTCGCCTCTGGACTCTCTTCGGAATTGAAAACACCCGTCTTCAAATCGCCGAACAGGTAGAACAGCGGCATATTGAACGCACCCGCAACAATCGGTCTGTTTGCGTCGATGAGCTGCGACAGCCCCGAAAAGTTCATCTCGTGCTTTTGGTAGTCGTCTGATGCGTCCAACAGCGCAACCCCATTGGAGCTACGGAAACTGTTGATAGCCGCCATCTGACCAGACAGTACCGCGCTTGCCGCCGCATTGCCTCCCGCCAGACCAGTCATAACACTGCGAAGTCCTTGCAGTTTGATGATTTCGACTAAGGCTTTGTTCACCAGCGATGCCGAACTGTTCTTCACGTTGGAATAGTTCATAAGGTCTTGCAGAACCGCCTCAACCTCAGAAACACCCCAGCCCATCAACTGGACTTCGACCAGCCGCACGCTTCTCTTATTCACCCAGCGCAGAACGCGAGTATGGTGCACCTTTACAGACTCGCCCACTCCATCAATCTGGAAATTGTAAAACTTCGGCTCGCCGAACGCTGGGTCTTGAAAGTCATCAACCTTCTCCGTGCTTTGCTCCACTCCATACCAACGGTCAGTAGTGTAAAAGTTGACACGCGAACCCTTCTTCACTCGGTCAAGTTTCAACGGCTTTGAAAGGTCTTTCTCGCCGTCGTCAACCATCATTAAAGTGACAGCACCGCCGAACAGTCTCGCTTGCTCGGTGGCGTAAATCATTTCAGAGTTTTGGCGGGCGAACCAAGTGTATAGGTTCTTCAATTTGTTCGGGTCTTCCTGGTCTCGAATTTCGACACCACGCGCCCACATATCCTCAGCGACCTTGTCAACGCCTTTGCGTAATTCCCAGCACGAATGGTAAAGCGCGGTGAGCTCCGAACGATTGAACGTAATCATGTTCATATCGTAGTAGCCCGCCATCGTGTTCGCCGCGAACGTTCCAGTCTTTTGAATAGGGTTGCCGAAATAGCCGTCAGCCATTTGAGCTCCAGCTACCACACCCTTTGCAACCGCGTCGTTGAGAGCCACCTCCATATCATGACCAGCCTGTTGCTGGGAATTCTTAGAGATTGTCCCGCTCACCGAGATGGACTTATCTTTCGACCGTGCAATATTCGCGTCCGCTACCTTGTCTTTTATATCCATTCTAAGTCCTCACTAAATAATATAACGGCTTCGGTTCCTTACTCGTACAGTTTCCACATCTCTGCAATAAACCTCTTCTTGGTCTCCTTGAACTTCTCCAAGTCAAAGCCGCACAGACCATACATGCCATCAAACGAAAAGTTGTTCGCTACGAACAGCCGCCCGAACAGCACAAGGTCAGCGTCCTCCAATTCATCAATCATATCGTACACGTTGGAAAGGCTCTCTTTATATTCTGCTTCTGAGCCAGTGCCCAGCACCTTCTCCTCAAAGTTCGAGTAGTCCTGCTCGTCCGCGTCCTCATCTTTGACCAAATCGTCTATCAATAAAAATGATTGCTTCTCCGCCTTGATTGAATTGTTGATGCGAGTGTTCTTCACCATCAGTTGGAAGTATGAAAAGAGTTGCCCGTCAGACTCAAAGTACGGAGCAACCTCATTCAGAACGCACCGAGAAATCAACTTGTGCGCATACAGATATATATCAACCTCATCATCGTCCGTCCCTCTCACATAGTGGTTGGTAACCCTTACATACGGTGCCTCGAACCGCTCCCACATTTGCCGCCGCTTTATTTTTCCGTTAGGTTGAACCTCATCATAATAAGAGTTGAGAAACTCAGACACCACCAGCAGATTTAGCTCTACCTCTGCAAACAGC